CTCGAGGAACCGATCAAAGAACAGATCCGCCTCGAGGAAGAGCGCGTCGAGCGCGAACGCCTGGAAGCCGAGCGCAAGGAAAAGGAGCGCGTCGACGGCATCCAGAAGCGCATCGCGGAAATCAGCGCGATCCCGGCCGCGTCCGCAGAGGACAGCACGGAAGATCTCGCCGCGACGCTCGCGGACATGCAAGCCTACGAGATCACGGACGACGACGGCTTCGCGGAATTCATCGCCGAAGCGCGCGCCGCGCGCGATGCGACGCTCTTCAAGCTGCAGACGATGCACGCGGCATCGGTCGCGCGCGACGCCGAGCGCGCTGAACTCAATCGCCTGCGCGCCGAGCAAGCTGCACGCGAGGAAGCAGCTCGCCTCGAGCGGGAAGAGCTCGCGCGCCAGAAGGAGGAATTCGAGCGCCAGAAGGCAGAGTTCGAAAAGATGATGGCTGCGGCACAAGCGAAGCCCGAGACGCTCGTCGAGCAGAAGCCCGAGCCGGACGTCGAAGATGCATTCCCGCCGATGCCGATCGTCCCGGTTCCGCTCGCCGCGCCGGTTGAAGCGCTCGATCAGTTCGCATCGAGCACGGCAGAGGATGACGAGATCGAAGATCTGTTCGACCGCTCCGAACACCCGCCGCGCATGTTCATCGAGCCGACCGCCGAAATGGTCGAGGAAGCATTGAGCACGTGCCCGGAAGGCATCATTGTCACGACGCGCCCGACGCATCCCGGCCAACTGCCGACCGGCTACTGGATGGATGGCGAGTATTGGGGGCCGACGCCGGCCGGCACGGACAACATGGCGAAGGAATTCGCCGGGCAGACGATCAAGCTCGTCCCCTTCTGGTCGCATGAGAAGGAAGTTCGGTTCTCGATCGGCATGGAAGGCGGCGAAGTGGTCTATGCCGTCGAGGAAGAGGATGCTCCCCTGCTCGTTGCGAACCTGTTTGCCCAGGAGGCCGCGCAATGCTGCTGAAGATCAAGAAGCTGCATCCGGCGGCGATCGTTCCGAAGTTCGCGACCGCTGGCGCCGCGTGCTTTGACCTGCACGCGATCGAAGCGGATGCGTTCAAGCCGCACCCGACCGACCAGCACGCCGCGATCTTTCGCACCGGCCTCGCCGTCGAAGTCCCGCCCGGTTTCGTGATGATGATCCACTCGCGCAGCGGGCAAGGCTTCAAGGATGCGATTCGCCTGTCGAACTGCGCAGGCGTGATTGACAGCGATTACCGCGGCGAGATCATGGTTTCGCTACGCGCCGACGGCGAGACTTGCACGAAGGTGCGCGACGGCGAGCGCATCGCGCAGGCAATGATTGTCGCCCTGCCCGTCGTGCAGATCGTCGAGGCGGAAGAACTGAGCGACACCGCGCGCGGCACTGGCGGATTCGGGAGTACAGGCGCATGAGCGAGTGCGAGGATCGCTTGACGCGTTACTTGCGAGCATTGGTGCAGACGCTATTGCGACGCAGAAAGAACGCCTACGAGCTATGTCACCTGATAGGTGTGAGTCGCGCAGAAGCGGCGGCTATCTGGCGAGACTACCAGTAACACACGAAGCAGCCCGGCCACACGCCGGGCTTTTTTCATACCACCGCGCAATGACGCCTTGATAAACTGCAATTCCCCTTCTATGATCCACGCATGAATAAACGTATAGCTAGGTGTATAGCTATACAAAACCGTAGAGGGGTTCCAATGTCGGTATGCGTGATTGGCGCAGAAAAGGGAGGCGTGGGGAAGTCCACGTTGACAGAGAACGCCGCGGCGATACGTGCAGAAGTAGGGTATCGCGTCGTGATAGCTGACTTCGACAATCAGGGGACGTGCAGCAAGTGGATCTCGCGCCGCGAGGAACACCCTGATCTAGCGAAGATCGCCGTGCGCAGACTCCGCAAGGAGGATCGCGGGAATCTGCGCGCATTCGGTGAATTGGTGCAGGAACTCGTCGACAGCTACGACGACGTGCTGATCGACGTCGGCGGGCAGGACACCGGGATATTTCGGGCCGCGCTTGCAGTCGCCGACAAGGTGATCGTGCCGCTGACGCCTTCGCCGGACGATCTCGACACCGTTCCGGATCTCGCAGACATCGTGCGCCGCTTCGATAAGCCGCTCGACATCCGCATCGTGCTCAACATGACGTCCGGACAGCCGACGATGCTCAAGAGCATGAAGAAGGGGCTCGAGGGATTCTCTGACGTACTGCCGCTCATGCCGAAGATGATCGGCACGCGCGTCGCGTTCAAGTACGCGAAGAACAAAGGGCAGGGCGTCGCGGAACTGTCGAAGGCGGACGGTTACGACCCGCATGCGGCGAACGAAATGAAAGACTTTTACCTTGGAGTATTCGGGAAATGAGTAAGGAAATGGGAGCGCCACGCGGGCGCAACATCCTGGCGGATCTCGAGCGCGCGCAGGACGTAATCGCAGACGCACCGCCGAACGAACCGCCTTCTATGCAGACTCAGCCGGCCGTCGTTGTGCGCGAGCATGAAACGGTAGTGGAGGGCGACGGCAACCAGAAGGCGCAGGCGATGAAGCTGCTGCGCGCGGTGAAGCGCCGCAAGGAGCCGACATTGCAGACGAACGCACGCTTCCCAATCAGCTTGCTCGACGACATCGACGATCTGGCCGAAGTCCTGACCATGACCAAGACGGACATCATGGTCGAAGGCGTGCGGCGCGAAGTCGCGCGGCTGAAGAAGCTTCACGGCATCGGCTAGGGATTTAATAAAGATTTAACCTTGTTTTTAAAGGCTTTCGGCGTCGCAAGTCCCTGATTTTTAAGGCTCAAAAGTCCCTTATTGGAGCAAATAGCCCGGTCGAAATGGAGCAGATAGCCGGGTTATTGGGGCATACGTCCGGGTTATTGGAGCAAATAGCCGGGTCAACTGGAGCAAATAGCCCGGTCAATTGGAGCAAATAGCCGGGTAGTTATCCACAGGGAGCGCGGCCGTCCGAAGATTGAAGTTTGCACCGGAGCAACGGGCATAGTAGGGTGCTTGAGTGCTCCAAATACCGGGGAATCTGCTCCAATGGCAGAAGTGACCGCAGTTCGACTCGGCGATAAGTGGGTGACAACCGCGAACGATCTGACGCGCGCGGCGCACCGTCTCACGCTCGGCGAGAAGCGATTGATTGCCGCGTGTATTGCGCAGGTGAAGTCCGATTCGCCGCTGCCGGCGACGACAGACCGCACGCGAAAGACATACACCGTTACCGCGGCTGAATATGCCGAGCTCTACGACGTGTCGCGCGACACCGCGTATGAACAGATGCGCGCGAACCAGAAAACGCTGTGGGCGAAGGAAATCCAGACGATCAAGCCAAACGGCAAGGAAGGCCGCAAGGTGCGATGGGTGCAGGAGATCGCGTACAACGACGGCGAAGCGAGCGTAACGCTGATGTGGTCCGATGCAGTGTGCCAAGTGCTATTCAACCTGTCTGAGCAGTTCACGACATACAAGCTCAAGCACGCGGCCCGCTTCACGACAAAATACGCATGGACACTCTTCGAAATGCTGGCGATGTGGCGCAAGGCCGGGCGCTTCTCGATGGACGTCGACACATTCCGCGACAAGCTCGAAGTCAGCGCGACCGCGCGCGCCAATTACAAGGAACTCCGCGTGCGCGTCATCGAGCCGTCTTTGCGTGAGATTCGAGAAAAATGCGGTATCGTCGTCACCGTCGAAGAACGCAAGCGAGGCCGGCGCGTCGCCGAACTGGCTTTCTCATGGGAGCCAGATCCACAAGGCACACTCGCGTTTTGAACGATAAGTTTCCTTATGTCAAATTGATTATGAAAATCATAAAAATCATTACCGGAAGTTTGGTTATCGCGGCGCTCGCGGGGTGCGCTGCTAGTGTCGATCAGATCCAGACCGGCGACGGCCGCAACGGATATTCGATCTCCTGCAACGGATCCGCCGACAGTTGGACGAAGTGCTATCGCGCCGCGACGCAGGCATGCCCGGCGGGATACGACGTCGTGGATCGTGACAGCAGCAGCACGCCGACCGCGTACGGGCCGATGGTCACGCGCAGCATGACTATCGCCTGCAAGGCATAAAAAAAGCCCCGCCCGAAGGCGAGGCAAAGGACAGCAGCCGGGCGAGCGCGACGCGCTCAAGATCCCGGCTGCACCACGCACACAGTACGAATGTAGTCTTGGGCCGCGCGAAGCTTCGTTATTTCGCGGTCGCCGCGCTCGGTGATACCGAAAAGCTTGTTCGTAGCTCCGCCGTCAAGCTCGGCCCAGGCGGATCCATGATCCATGCCGGCGGCGCTGGCGGCGTCGGACACGTTACCGCCACTGCCTGCGCCTGACGTACAGCTTGAGACTGCGAACCGCAGGCGCAGAGAGCCATCGGCAACAGCAGCGCGCAAAGCATCGTTTTCCACTTTCGCATCGTTCCTCTCCTTCGTGTATTTGGCATCGAGCGCCGCGACATCCTCATCGCGCTTCTGCTTCCATGCGACGGCGGCTTGCAGAGCGCGCTGCGTCGTATCGTTGGCGGCCGCAAGATCTTGCGCATGCGCCGCAACTTCTTTCGCGATCTCCGCGCCGTAGCGCGGCGCCTCGACGTAATGCATCGCGCTCGCGCCGAGCACGGCCGCAATGAGATACGGCGCGAGCCGCGCGAGAATCGAAAGGACTGCGGTCATGGTGTCGGTTCCTCCTTCCCATGCACGGCGGTTGATAGCTTCTCGACGACTTCCTTGAGCGACTTCACCTGCTGCTCGAGCGCCGTGATTTTTCCCTTGAGCTCGCCGATCTGCTGGATGGCGTCGTTGCGCTCGGCCGCGAACTTGTCGGCGCGCGCATCGGCTTCCTTGCGGGCGTCGCGCTCGTCGGCAAGCGACTGGCGAAGCTGCGCGATGGTGTCGATCTTTCCGTCATCGCTTGCTGCGTCGACCTTCTCTTTCCGGAGAAAGCGCCGCATGCCGAAGAACACAGACATCGCGATCGCCGTTGCACCGCTGCCGCCGAGCGCGGATTGAAATTCATCCGGCCCGATCATTGATTGCCGCCGGTCAACGACGGTTGTTTGATGACGCGCGATAGTGCCGACGCGAGGCCGCACACGATCGACAGCGCGACGAATTCTTTCGGGGTCACGAAGTCACGGATCGCCGGGAGATTGTCTTGAACCTGCGCGGCGATGCCGAACAGTGCGGACAGAATGGCGAAGCGGACGGACCAGAGGCGGTGCCATACCGCGCTTGCGTCGTCGATCAGTTTCATGCGGGCTCCAGGTTAGACAAACGGGTTTGCCAGCCGTACTCAAAGCGCTCCTGAGACGACTTGCTTTCGGCCTGCTCGATGTAGCTCGCGCCGCGTAGGTGCTTAACCATGTCGCACAGCACGGAGAGGCCGCGCGTGCCACGCGCACCGACAAACGCATTGAGCGCCGAGAGCGTCATAGCGCCGATGCCGCCGTCGGCGGTGATGTCGGGATAAAGCGCACCCTCGTTGTTGAGCACGTTGAGCGAGCGCTGCAGATACTTGACGCCGGTCGCCTGCCCCATGTTCACGCCTGTATCGAACAGGATGAACGCGAGGCGCGCATCGATAGCGTTGATCTGGTCGAACTTCGGTTGCGTCCAATAGCGCTGGCGATAGATCGCGATCGCATCGGAGCGCTTCATGTCACGCATTGCGCCTTGGTAGCCAAAGGCCCGCGCGACAGCCGCCGTGATGCCGAAGTTGGTTTCGCCGCCGCGATCGGCCGGATCGTTCACGTATCCCGCCTCGGTTTTTAAGACTTGTTCGATGTAATCGTCGGGGACCATTGAAAAGACTCCGCTTCTAATGGTCGGATTCTATGTGCAACGGTCTGATTTTGCGACCGTTTTTTGTTTAGAGATATCTTTATTGGGAACCGAATATCTGAGAAACTATGCCGTGCGCATTAGTTTAGTGTCGCACCAAAGCACAATATCATTACGCTTGGAGATCGAATGGCGAACATGAACCCGCGTCGGCGCACCACGCCCGGCCCGAAGGAAAAGACAGGCATCAGCGAGGGACGATGGGCCGAAGGCGATCCGGCGAAGAAAGTGGCGATCAACTGCCCCTTCCCGGAGCCGACGATGTTGCAGCTCGAATGGCTGATCGAAAACAACTTCATCCACTCGAAAGCGTCGTTTATCCGCGAAGTGGTCGCAGCGGCCGCGACGCGAGAGGTTGAGCGCGCAAAAAAGATCCGCGCCTTTGTCGAAAAGCTCGACGCACAAGAAGCAGCAAAGACCAAGTAACAGTCAATTCTGACTACCGTGGGCGCGAAACGATGCCGTGCTTTCGCTGCCGTCCTGACCGACCGGCCAAAGGACGAGCCATGCCCGCACCAGATTCCACAAATTACCCATACGGTGTAGACGACAGAAAGCGACGCCGCCTTGGGTGGGTAGCAATCGCTTTCCTTGCGGCGCACGTCGCCGCGTTCATCGCCCTATCAGTCTTTCGGCGCTAGACCGAACAGTGCGCGGCGTTCCTCCGCTTCGCCGCGCTGCTTCTTCGACTCGCGACCCCACATGCCGGCCGCGCCGTTGCGCTCGGTGTCAATCTTGCGACGCAGCGCACCGCGCTCGATCTTGATGATGTCGCCCGGCTTGCCTGCCGCGTCCGCCTTCTGGTTGTGCGCGTCGATGTCAGCGAAGATCTGGCCCATTTCGGCGTCAAGCTTCGCGCGCTCTTCGTCCGTCTTGGCCTTCTCCATCTGAACCATGATGCGCGCAAGCTTGTCGTTGAAGTCGCGGCGCAGACCATCAACGGATGCCGCGGCGCGCTTCTGCGCGTACGTGTAGTCCTTGATGTCCGTGACCTTCGACGGCGTGAAGCCCATTGCCTTCATCGCGAGATCCGTGTTGCTCAGATCTTCCGGGTTCAGGATGCGATTGCCCTTGCTGTCGCGCACGCCGTCGACCGCCCAACCGCCGGCCGTGATCCAGTTCTTCATGAAGTTCGGCGCGAGCTCGGCGGCCGCTCCGAAGCCGTCGCCTGCCTGCGACTTCTGGAAAGCGCGCGTCGGGCGGCCGACCAGCATGTCGAACGAGACGCCGGCCGCATTGAGCGCCGAATCCGGCATGATCGAACCCATGCCGACGCGCGTCAGATCCACGCCCGCCGGATACGTCACACCCTTGTTCACGATCTGCGCGATGACGTTGCTGCCCGACGTCTTGGCAACCCATTCGCGAAGCTCGGTTTTCAGGTCGAGATCTTCCTTCGTGATGTTCGTGTAGGCCGCCTCGACCACCTTGCGCATGTCGTCCGCGCCCGGCATGCCCCAAAAGCCCGACAGCGCGTAGAGCGTCGCGAGCGATGCGGCGGCCGCCATCTTGCCCTTAGTGCCGTGCAGCTTCGCCATGCGATACCACGTCTCGAGCGTTTGAATCATGAAGCCCTTGAACTGCATGATGACGGCGCCGAGCCCGCGCATGACGCCCGGCCGGTTCGCCTTACCCATGCGGAACTGGCTTTCATCGACGGCCCATTCGGCGAATGCCTTCGGGCTCCAACGGTTCTTGCCGAGAATCGTCTGACGCGCGAGCGCGTTCTGTCCGAGCGACGTTTCTGCCTTCCGGCGCGTCGCGTCCTTCTGCGCGAGGCGCGCGGCCGCGATGAACGTCACCAGACGATTCAGGCGTTCGGCGCCGGAGAACAGCACCGACACAGCCTGCGATGTCATGTTGGCGTACTTCACCAGACGGCGGCGGCCGACGTTGCGCTGACGCGCGGTCATCATCATTTCGTACGTGTCCTGCGGCACAAACGCGCCTTCAGCCCACGCCTCTTTAACGATATCGCGCACGTCGGCGGGCGCCTTGTTCGGATCGAAAATGTCCAGCCCGACGCGCGGCATCGCGAGCATCGCGAACACGTCCTTGTACGCGCGCGCCAGTTCGAACGAGACGCGGTGCGGCGCGGCGACTTGCATTAGCGTCGGGAACGTCAGCAGCGGAACCTGCGTCAAGTTCGCGAACGCGGTTGCCGGCGTGCCCGCGATGTACATGAAGTAGCCCATCTGGCGCACGGTCGCGAGTTCTTCCTGCGGCTCGTTCACGTACGCGCGGTACTTCTGCGCGTAGCTGTAAAGCTTCGGCTGACCAACGATGTCGTTGACCGCGCCATCCCACTGCTTCATGTGCGAGCGCCGCGCGAGGTAGCCGGCCATACCGATGATGTAATCCGCGATGCCGCGCTCGAAGTCGCCGGTATAGCCCGGCACGTTGTCCGAATGGAAGAAGTGTTTGCGGAACGACTTGCCCTTGATCGCGTCGGCGAGTTGGTCGCGCACGGCGTCCCACGTATCGTTGTCGATGTTCGCGATCTGCGCGAGCGCATCGACGTCGGAGAGTTTCACCGGATCGTCCGCCTTGCGCTGCTCCGGGGCGAACGCGCTGATGCGGCGGTTTTTGTGACCGTCGACATACTTTGCGCGCGCCGCGTCGATCGCCGCCTTCACTGCCGGAATCTGCTCGATGCTGCCCTGCGTTTGCTTCGCCTTGCGCTCGCCGAGAATATCGGTCAGGCCCGTCTCCACCTTCGTCGAGTAGACAGTCCTTTCCGTGCCGTCGGCTTGTTGCTCCTTCACCGTCACGACGTAATCGCCATAGCGTGTGAATGGCACGTAGCCCGCGCGCTTCGCCTGCTCGATCTCCGACACGAAGCGAGCCATGTTCTCGAGGCGCTCGGCCTCCTTCGCTCCTACCTGCGGCGTGATAAGCGCCGTGATCTTCTGCGCGACATCCGACTGGCCTTTAAACTGGCCCAAGCCGAGTTCCTCAAGCGTCTGATCGCGGAACTTGTCGAGCGCCGCATCGAACATGTCGCGCAGGCCGAGATACGCCTTGATCTCGCTGTCCGTCAGCTTGACGACTTCGCCGACGCTCGTAAGCGTGGATTCGAAAGGAACGTCCACGACTTGCGGCTTGCCGTTGACCATTTCGATGCCGCGCCGCGAGCCGGTATTCGTCACGCCGTCGCGCAGCTCGTCAGCCTCGAAGTTTTGCGACATCAGGCGGCCAAGCTCGAGCACACGATTGACGTTCAGCTTGCTCTCTTGCGGCAGGCGGTCGTACGCCTGCGCGTGCTGGCCGAGTTCGCTGATCGTCGCGTCGCGGGTTTCACCCTGGCTGATGCCCGTCTTATAGACCGGCGTGAATTTCGGGAAGAACGCCGCGATCTGGCGCGGATAGTTGAACACGCGCGAGACGAGCGACAGATCCGACACCACGCGACCGACGTAATCGGCGCGCATTTCCGGCGCTTCGTCCAACGATTCGTGCGCGCGGCGAAGCGCTTCTTCCGCCTCTTCCTTCGAGACGGAGCGACGCGGCCCGCGCGGCTCGGTCGGGCCGTTCGGCGTCGTCGCGCGATCGCGCAGCGCCGCGGCCGCGAGCGCGCGCAGTTGCGCAGGCGTCACCTTGCCGAGTTGGATGCCGAACTTGCGCAGCAGCCACGACTTCACCGCGCCGAGCACGTCATCCGCCCACTTCCGGAACGCGCCCGGCGCCTGCTCGTATTCCTCGACCGTGTACGCGCCGAACTCTTCCGCGCGCACCGCGTCGTTTTCCATCGCATCGCCAGCCAACTCCGCGCCCGCCACGCGGCGCCGCGCCGCGTCGTAGAACTGGCGCGCGGCGCCCGTCGAGCGCTCGGCTTGCATGCGCAGCGAGTGAAGGCGCTTCAGCAGGTTTTGCCATGCCGCGTCGCCGATCAGGCCGCGCACCGGGCCGTGGAACATTTCGTGAAGCAGGACCGCTTGCGCCGTCTCCGGCGTCAGGTTGTCGGCCGCAAGATGGATTGTGCCGTCCGGCATTGCGACCGCCTGCGTGCCCGCCGGGTGCGAACCCGGGATGTCTTGTGCGGTATGGTGCAGCACGATAGCGCCGCCTTCGATAAGGCCCGAAACGAACGCGCCAAGCTCGCCAGTGCGCAGCGCCGCACCAACATCGCCGCGAATGACATTTGCATTTTCGCTGGACCGTTCTACAATGGTCTGAGAGCGGTGCGACTGAGGAAGGGTTCTGTCGGTCGTATCAAGTGCGCGTAGGTTCGCAATACTCGCGCGGCCGTTCTCACCCCCTGCCAAGTTGTCCATCGGCGTGCGGCGGTTGTATGCCGTCACAAGCCACGTCTTAGCCTGACCATCCCAATCCAGACGAATCGAAGCCTCGCGGCGGCCATCGCCGATGTAGACGCGATCGGTATGACCGGGAATGCTGTAGACCGTGCCGTTTTGCAGGAGATCGGCAAGCCCGTCAAGCCACTCTGCGCCGCGGCGGTGCGCGATGTGCGCGAGCCCCTTGCTGCTGTCGCCATAGACAAGGCTGACCTCGCCGATGCCGGGACGGTTCACCACACCGACCGCCTCGCCCGTCTTGTCCTGCATCAGACGTTCGATTGCGCCCTGCGGGTTGTCCTTGAACTGCTCGAGCACCGGGCCGAACTCGGCGGAAACCTTGCCATCCGGGCCGATGGAATATCGCGGCTTGTCGCCGCCGGCCGTCGGATCGACGTCGAGCGTCGCGGCGAGCGCTTCGGCGCTCGGCTGTTGCTCGGGCTGCTCCTTCGCAAGCTCGGTTTCGAGCTCGTTCATGTCCGCGACCTTCTCGAGCAATTCCGACTCTTCCGGGAACGGTGCCCCCAAGCGGCTTTCGATCTGCTTCAGGCGGCGCTGCTCGCGCTCGATGACGTTGCGCGACTCGGCCGCTTCCTTGTCCAGACCGTTGATCTGGTTCGCCGCGCGCGCCGCGATGCCGTTGATTGCGAAGTCTGCGTCGACCGGCCAACGAACGAGCGGCGACGGATCGGTCGGCAAGCCGACGTGAACGCTTGCGCTGTAGTCACCGAGCTTGTTGCCGCGCACGCCGTAATACGTGACCGGGAAACCGCCGATCTCGCCAATCTTCTGCTCGCCGTCGAAACTGTCGTCGGACAGGCGCTTGAATTCATCGAAGATCGCGGCCGAGAAATCGTCGCGCGCGTCGTACTTCGTTTCGCCGACCGTGGCTTCGAAGTCGCCCGCGCGGATTGCCTTGCGCGCCGCGAGCGCGGTATCGATCGCCTGCAGAAGCTTCTGATTGCGCTCGACATTGGACTCAGCCCAATGCTTGTCGCGCATCAGCTTGTTCTGCTCGTCGTAGTGCGCCGAGCGAAGGCGCTCGAGGCGGTCGACGTCGCCTTTCAGGCCGGCGAGGCGCAGATAGCGCTCGTCGCCCGATGCCAGCGCGGCCGCCATTTCGAACGCCGACGCTTCCGACACGTCATCCAGCGAGCGGATCGAATCGTCGCCGTTCATGGCCTGCTCGATGAAGCGCGCCTTGCGCGCATTCATGCCCCACATCGTGCTGTCGTAGCTGCCCTTCGTCGCGTAGGCGTTGATCGCCACGTTCGGATTCTGGTTGCCCTGACGGACGATGCGGCCCTCGCGCTGCTCGACCGATGCCGGGAACCACGGCGCGTCCAGGTGGAACAGGTGCGTCAGGCGCTTCTGCACGTTCACGCCCGTTTCCATGTCCTTGCCGCCGATCAGGATGCGCTTCTCGCCCGCGCGCATCGCCGCGAACAAGCGCTCCTTCTTCGCATGCTGCTTGTTATCGCGCATGAACGCGATGTGCGCGCGCGGCACGCCGGCTTCCGTCAGGCGGCGCTCGATCCACGCGTGCATGTCGAAACCGCGGCTTTCTGCTGCGGCCTCGCCAAGACCGATGTCCGTAAAGATGATGAGCGACGAGCCCTTGATCGGGTCCGGCTTGCCGGTCGCCTTGTCGGTGTATTCGTTGTTCGCCGTCTCGCGATATGCCGCGATCACATCGTCTAGCATCTTATTGAGCTTCGACTTGGGATCGTTCGGGCGCGACGGGTCAACGAATCGCAGATCAATCGCCGAGAAGCGGCCGTCGGAAATCACCTTCAGGATGATGTCGTCGCCCTTCTGCGGCGGACCCTTGCGCGCGCGGATTGCGGCGATGCGCTGCTCGAGCTTCTTTTGATACTCCTTGTAGCCGTCCGGCGCCTGCGTCACGACGACTTGGCGCTGACCGCCATCGACCGTCGGACGCTCCACCAGCGCGCCGAGATTCGAGCTCGTCAGGATGTCCATGAACGAGCGAACGCGGCGCATCAATTCCGGCACGTTCTGAAACTTGGCGAAGCGCGCGACGTTCTCATAGCCGCCTGCCGCGTTCTGCTCAAGCCCCGTCACGACGTCGCCGTACTGCGCGGCCCACGCGTCGAAGTTATCAAGGCCATCTTCCTCAAGCTGCTGCGCTTGGAAGAAGCGTTGCACCGTGAAGAGTTCGCCCATCGTGTTCGTGATCGGCGTTCCGGATGCCGCGACGATCGCGCGGCCGGGATTCTTGCCGCGCAGATATTCGACCTTCATCATCAGGTCCATTGCGCGTTGCGAGCCAGCCGGGTCGATGCCCTTGATGTTGCCCTGATTCGTCGCGAAGTCGAGCTTGCGGAACTCATGGAATTCGTCGACGTAGAGCATGTCGGCGCCGAGTTCTTCGAACGTCAGAACCTTGTCCTTCTTTTCGTTGCTCTGCTTGCCTTCCAGTCGGCGCTCGAGCGTCTCGATGCGGCGCTCGATTTGCTTCGTCGTGATGCGGTCGCCCTTGTCCACGTCGTCGAGCATTTCTTGCCATTCGGCAATCTGCTTGTTGATGTAGCCGTCGGAGAACTCCTTGCTCATGCCGATGCGGCCGAACGCGGAATGCGTAATCACGATCGCGTCAGGATTGTTCAGCGCGGCTTGCGCGATGAAGCGGCGGCGATTGTGCGTGTGGAAATTCTGCTCGTCCGCAACCATGATGTTGGCGGCCGGATAGAACTCGAGGAATTCGCGCGCGAACTGCGCGAGCATGTGATTCGGCACCACATAGACCGGCTTCTTGATGAGGCCGAGCCGGCGCTGCTCCATGCCGCCCGCGATCATTTCGAACGTCTTGCCTGCGCCGACGGCGTGCGCAAGGTATGTGTCGCCCTGCTGAATCTGACGCCAGATCGCGCGCTTCTGATGGTCGTACGGCTTGAAGCGCGACGACAGGCCCGGCAACGTCAGGTGCGAGCCGTCGAACTTGCGCGGCGCGATGTTGTTGAAGTGCTCGTTGTAGTGCGCGGTCAAGCGCTCGGCGCGCTTCGTATCGGTCCAGATCCAGCGGCGGAACGCCTCCTTCATCTTGCGCAGGATGTCGTTCGCCTTTTCGGTTGCCTCGGCATCGGTGTGCGTCTTGCCCGCCTGATCCTTATACGTGATCTTCACCTGACGCGAGTTCAGCGCGGCGTCGAGAATCATGCTCGACGGCATGCGCTCCATGCTCCATTCGGACACGTTGCGCTCGTACGGCGTCACGTCCCACGCGTTCAGCGCAGCGTTGTACGTCACGCGCATGCGATCGCCGATGACTTCCTTCGCGAAGTCCTCGATGTCCTTCGGCTGCACCCAATTCTGACCAAGGCGCACCGAAATATCCGTCGGGCCGAGCGGGCGCGGCTGCGCTGCAATCAGCGCTTCGACGTTGCGCTGAAAGCGCGGGTTCGTGCGCGCCGCGGCGCGCGCTTCCTTCAGCTTGCGCACGACGTTACCGGACAGGTAATCGTCCGCGAGCGCCCAACCCTTGCCCGGCACTTCATAGATCGACGAGCCGAGATCTTCAATCACGCGCGACGGCTCGACGCCCGCGAGACGCGCGATGTCGTCGATATCGAGCGAGCCATTGCGGTTCAGTGAGACGAAGAGCGCGTCTTGCATCGTGTGGATCTCCGGATCCGTCGGCTTGTTCAGAACGCGGCCCTGCAGCACGGCGCCGCGCACGATCGAACCATCCTCCTTGATGCTTTCGAGCGCATAGGCAAGCGCGCCTTCCGCGTCGACGCCGAAGAGCGCACGGTTCTTGAAAAGGCGCGTGGACGTCACTTCGCCATCCGGGCCGGTGCGCTCCATCGTCGTGTATTCGAGGATGTTGCCGTGCTTTTCGACGAACGAACCGTACGCCTTTTGCAGATCCTTGAGCGACTTTTCCCAATTACCGTCGTTCAATTGGTCGTACTGCGTCTGCTTCATCGCGTCGCGCAGCGCAACGTAATCCTTCAGCCATGCTTTCTCGCGCGGCTTGAGCGCGATGACCTTGCCATCGGAGCCGAAGCGGTTCATGACTTCGACGCCCGAACCGTCCTCGACTTGCATCAGGCGGCCGCTGTCGTCGACGTACAGACCGCCCTCTTTCCGATGCTTCGGATTGAAGTCGCGGTCCTGCACGACGGCGCGCTCGGCGGCCGAACCCTGCGCCGGGCGATAGACGTTCTCCGGCAGATTGCCGAGCGCTTCAGCGAAATGCTGCTCGATGTCGCCCTCGCGCGGGAGCACCGTGTATTCGTTCGCACGGTACATGGAGCCAGTCAGCGCGTGCGTGCCGAGCACCATATCCGGGTGCGCCGCGAAGTATTCGTTGACGTGCGCCGGGCCTTGCGGCGTCTGCACTTCGGCGGTGTTCATCCACTTCACGCCGTTGTCCGCGATGCCGGGGCCGCGCTTCTGCAGGAAGATGACGTCGGTCACGACTTCCGTACCGGCGTTCGCCTGGAATGCGGTCTGCGGCAGGCGCACGGCGCCGATCAGGTTCGCGCGCTCGGCCATGAACTCGCGCGCCTTGCTGCTGCCCTTGTCCATCGTGCCCTTGCTGGTCACGAATACGACGAGCCCGCCCGGCTTCACGCGGTCGAGCGTCTTGGCGAAGAAATAGTCGTGGAGCATGAAGCCTTGCTTCTTGTACTCCGGGTCGTTCGTGATCTTGGTCGATGAGAACGGCGGGTTGCCGATCGCGGCGTCGAAGAACTCGCGCGGGAGCGACGTTTTCGTGTAGTCGCCGTGGATGATGTTGCTCTGCGGATAGAGCGCCTTCGCGATTGCCGCCGTCACGCCGTCATACTCGATGCCGGTGTAGTGGCTGTTCGCGGCGATGTGATCCGGCATCAGGCCGTTGAAGTGGCCGACACCCATGCCCGGCTCGAGCATCGTGCCGCCCTTGAAGCCCAACCGGTCGAGCGCGTTATAGATCGAGCGAATGACGCCTTCGCTGGTGTAGTGCGCGTACTGCGTCGTGCGGCGTGCAGTCTCATACTCTTCCGGCGTCATGGCGGCCTTCAGGCGTTCGCCGAGCGCGCGCCACTGCTCGTTCTTGTACTGGCCGTACTGATTCGGGAACAGGCCGTTCGCGATCTCGCTCGCGCCCATGCCGGTATATTTCGCGAGCTCGCGCGCCTCTTCCTGTGTCGGGCGGCGGCCTTCCGCGGCGAGGCGCTTGACCGCCTCAATGATGCCGACGTTGCGCTCGGCAGTCTTGAACCAAGAACCTTCGCGAGTCAGGTCGCCGACGGCGATTCGATGGTTTTGCCCTGCTGCGCTTCGAGGGAGCGAATTTCCTCCACCGCTTGCGACATGGCGGTTTCTTCCGCCGACTTTGCGTTTTGGTTGAGCACCTGCGTCCGCGTTGTCGGATCCGCCACGTACTGCGGGCTCGCTTCCGACACGCTGCTGTTGATCGCCTCGTCCTGCATCTGCGCGACCGTGTTCGACACGTTCGCCAGCAGGTTGCTCAGATACCCCTTCAGCGTTCCGTCCTGCGTCATCTGCGCGTACGCTTTCGGCGCTAGATCCTTCATCGCCTGCTCGAGCGTCCGCTTCCACTGGCTTGGCGTCATTCTCACTCTCCGTTTCGGCCGGCTTCTCGGCCATCAGTTCGCCATGCACGCGCTTGGCTTCGGCGCTATCCGTCATGCCCTCGGTATCCAGACCGGGGAAGTGACGCGCGCCCTCGTAAAACGATAGCAGATACGGCTTGATCTTCGCGCCGAAATCATCCATGAGTGCGCCAGCGAACGCAGAGAACTCGCGCACGCCCGCCTCGAGGTATGCGCCCGCGATCGTCAGGCCATCGGCCATGATCTCCGGATCGATGCCGCTGTTCAGCGTGCCGAGTTTCGACTTCAGGCGCGCGCGAGCGGCCGCAAGCTTGTCCTCGGTGAACATTTTGTTCTTGCTGAAGTCGATCTTCGGCTTCTTCCCCTTCGGCGGCTCCGGGTCAGTCTCCGGCTCGGGCTTCGATTCTTCAGTCTGTGCGCTCGGCGAGTTCTTCACCGCGTCCAGCGCTTCATGAATCGGCGCGTCGAGCACGATCGCCTTAACGTCCTTGCCCTCTTCCTTCGCGGCGAGCGCTTGATGATGGCCGTCGACGATATGGCCGTCGTTCGCGACGATCACAGAGCGGTCGCCCGTTGCTTCCTTCGCCTTCTCGACTTTCTCCGGGGAGTACTCCGCTTGCGTGGGCTTCAGTTCATCGGGCGAAACCATCTTCGTTTCATGATCGATGCCCTTCGCGTTCAGGTGATTGACGAGCGCGCCGTGCGATTCCGTCGGAACCTGCGGCATCTGATCGCGCGGAATGCCGAGCGTGCCCGACTCTGCCGGGAACAGTTCGAAGCCTTCGGCGGGTGCGGCGGCTTTCCGCTGGATCTCGAAGCGATGCTTCTGCGTCTCGACGGCGTGATGCGTCTCGCCCATGCCCTTTTTCGCGATGAACGCGTCCGCCTTCTCGCGCGAACCGAACCACTTCACCTTTTCAGGCTCGGTCGTTGCGGCGGGGCTGGCGGGCGGCGTCTGCTCGGCGGGCGCAGCATCATCCAGCGCACGAATGCGCGCGGGCTCGCCGCGGCTCTTCGACTCGAAGCCGCTGCGATAGCTGTCGACCGGATTGAAGCCGTTCGGCTTCATGTCCGGCGTCGCGCGCGTGACGCTCGCTTCGTCCATCGGCTTGCCGGCTTCCGCGTCGAGCCAGCCACGCAGAAATGAGCCGGCGACGCCCGTCGACGGATCCGGCTCGTTGTTCGCCTGCCATGCGGCCTTGAATGCCTTGTCCGACTTCAGCTTTGCGCGCACGGCACCTTCGCTGGTGTCGACGGCGGGCGCGGCGGCCTGCGCTTTCGCCTTGCGGCCGCCGACGGCTCGCTTCGGCGTCAGTGCAGCGTCCGGCTGCTGTCCGCTCCGACCAGCGCCATCAGCGTTATCCGCGCTACCGGGTTGCTCTTCGCGAGCGACAGGAGCACTCGCGGATTGTTCAGCAGGCGCAGCATCAGCACGTCCATTCGCGGAGTCCTCCTTGGCGGATTGCTTCGGCGCGACAAGCTGCGTGAGCGGCGGCAGCGTCAGCGTGCCATCGCCATGCGCGCGCACGGCATCCATGACCGCCTTGCGCGACGTTTCGAGCATGTCGTTAATCTGCTGCTCGGTGCGGCCGCTGCGCTGTGCGAGCGCGGAGATCACAGCGGCAGTCGACTTGCCGCCTTCCGAGTTCACGCCAGCGCCCAGGCGCACGGCGTTCGCGTTGCGCGCGAGATCGTAATGCTTGGCTTCCGCTTCGCTCGCGAATTGAACCGTGACCTTGCGGCCCTTCACGTTGATCGTGCGCGTCGCGGCTGCGTCCGGCTTCGCTTCGGCGGGCGCTTCCTTCTTCTGCTCGGGCGCGGCCGGCTTTTCCGGTGCCGGCGCGACCGGCGCTTCGGCGGCTTGCTCGACCGGCGCGGCGTCTTGCTCGGGCGCAGCAGCTTGCTCCGCACCTTCCGGCGCGATCGTCACGCCGTCGGCGTGCGTGAAGTGATAGATCTGGCCGTCGTCGCCGAGCACGCGCGCGGCGAACTCGCCGTTCGGGCCTGCGCGGTAACGATCGATTGCGCCGGTCAACTGGCCTTGCGGACCATTCACAACGACGCGTTCGCCCGCCTTCGCGGCGGTCGCGACGCCTTCTTTCTGCGCGGCGTGCTGGCCGGCGGCGTTCTTCACAGCGGCCGTCAGCGGACCATCGTCGGGTGCCGCTTGCGTCTGCGTCGGCGCGGGGCCGTTGAGTTGACGCGTCGGCGCGTTGAGTTGCGGCGTGCCCGCCGGGCGGTCGGTCGCCCAACCCGGCGTGCTTCCGGTTTGATTGATGCCGCCGTCGATCGTGTTCGGGTCCGCGTTCGGGTCGATCGCCTTATGCTGCGGACCACCACGGCCCGCGGCGCCCGACATCGCACCGCCAGTCAGGCCGCCGACGGCAAGCCCCTGCGCCATGTTCTCGCCGACGCCATCGAACAGGTCTTGATTCTGGTCGATGTTCTGTTGCGTCGCGACGTTCTGGCCGAGTTGTTCGCCCGCGCTCTGCACGGCTTCCGTCGAACCTTCGTTGGCGAAGCCCTTCATCACGCGCTTGATGAACGGGCCGCCTTCCGTGAGGATCTTGCCAAGGAAGTGACCGCCGACGTGATTCACTGCAGCGTCGACGATGCCGCCGACTTGGCCGGATGCCTCGGCGGTGTCCGCAATGAGTTGCGCCTTGGCCGTCTCGGGCGTATAGCCCTGCTTCAGCAGTTCGTGATACTGCGGCGACGTTTTCGCGAGTTCTTCCGGCGTCTTGTCCTTGAGCGAGTCGGCCGTCTGAAGCGATTGCTGCGCGTAGCCGACCGCGCCTTCGGAGCCCGCGCCCACGCGTGCGGCCGCATGCTGCGCAGCTTCAATGCCGACTTGGCGCGCGGCTTCCTTCGTCATGCCCTGCTCAAGCGCCTGCGCTTCAGCGCGCGCCGACGCGCCTTTCGTCAGGTATGCCGTGACCGCGAGCGCGGCCATCGTCGGCAGCGAGCGGATCGCATCGCCAACAACCTTCGCCGGCTCGAGATACGCGGCCTTCTTCGGATCGAGCGTCGCGTATTGGAGATCGCCGAAGCGCGCCTTCGCGTCCGGCGTGATCTCGTCCATCGTGTCGTTGCCGTGCTTCTGCATCGATGCGGCGAAGCGCGACAGGATCATCGACGCACTGCTGTCCTGCACTTCCTTGAGCTTCTTCGGATCGTCCTTGAACAGTGCGGCCGCGTCCGCCTTCGAAAGCGTGAACGGGTTGAGCGTGTCGAGAATCTTCGCGGCCGCGCCGGCCGTGTCGTACAGGCCCGCCTTGAGCGACTTGCTCAGATATGAGTTTTCCGCGGCGTCTTGCGGGCGATCGCTAAACGGATTCAGGAAGTCCACGACGCCACGCGCTGCGTCGCCGAGCGCGCTCTTCGGCGTGCTCGAGAGGCCATCTGCGGCAGGCGTCGACGCGGGCGCCGGTGCGGAGGCGGGCCCGGCCGGCGCGGCGGCCTTCTGCTTGGCTTCGATCTGCGCGGCTTCGTCCGGCGAAAGCACCTGATAGCGGCCGGGCTCGTCCTTGTCGAGCGACGCTTGCAGATTCGCCGCGTCGTTACCCATAACCTGCTCGCCATCGCCGAGCGACGGATCGAGATTGACCTTCGAGCCCTGCAGAAGCGCGCCGATGCGATCGATCTTCGGCATCACTTCGCGCTCGTACTTCGCGGTGTTGTCGCCCCAATAGTTTCGGTTGTCGCCGCCGAAGTGCGCCTTCACGACGTCGGCCATCGAATAACCGGCGTCGAGGCGGCGGCGGATCTCCTTCGCCATCGCCGGGATTGCTTCATCCGGGTTGTACGGGTTGATGCCGAGCCGGCGCGCGGTGTCGTCGGTGAACTGGCCCATGCCCTTCGCGCGGCCCCATTGCGTCTGCTGGCCGAGCGCCATCGGGTTATAGCGCGATTCCTGATGCGCGAGCGCCATCAGCACATTCTCAGGAACGTCGAAAGCTTTTGCCGATGCGGCGAAGAGTCCTGCGTACTTCGCGGGCGGAAGGAGATCGCCGTCGTCGGATGCGGCGGCTTTCGTGCGCGCCGACGGGCGCGGCGGCATTTGGAACGCGGGCGTCGGAGCTGGCGTCTCCGGCAGATCAATATCAGGAGTGGCGGAACTTTCGGCCGCCTGCGCCTGAAGATCCCTCGTCAAAACATCATACGGGTTTTGGATAAACGAATTGTCTGCCACGGAGCGCGCCTCGACCGTTGAAAGTGGTCCGATTCTAGCGCATATGGTGCTGGAATCGAACCACAAACAACGGTCTAAGCACGCTTACCGATAGACGATCTGCCCGGTTTTGCTGTCGTAAACCGGGATGCCCTTCGATTGCGCGCCGGCTGCCGGCGATGCGGCTGCGGGGGCCGATGCGCCAAGCCCGCCCGCAGCCGGATTAAACGGATTCGCCGTCGTCGAACCAGACTTGGACGGAGCGCCAGACTTTACGCCAGTGCCGTTGATGATCGCGATGTCGCCCTCGATGATCCGGTTCTGCTCTTCCGGCGATTTGTGGCCGAAGCTGAAGTCGTTCTTCATGCGCGCGTCGAACGCCATGCGTCGCGCCTCGCCCGGCGACGTCGGCTTCTTGTACGACTCGGCATTCAGGAGCATCGGCATCATGCCCTTGATCGAATCGTCGTCGTAGCCTGCGGCCTTCAGCGCGTCGATCTTTGCGCTGACCTTGGCCTTTTCCTTGGCCCCAAGCGTCGAGACTTCGACTTGCGCCTTGTTGTTGTCCTCGGCCATGCGATTGCCCGACTTCTTATCCTCGAGATCGCTTTCGTTCTGTGCCTTGCGATCGTCGCGCGCGATCTCGAAGCCCTGCTTCTGCGCTTCCTCGTCCTTCTTGTATTCGTGCGCGCGCTTATCCTCAACTTCCTTGACCTTCGCCTGAACGCCGATCTTCTTGATGTCGCGGCCGAATACGCGCTGGTCGTGCGCCTCTTCTGCTGCGGCCTTCGCACGCGCAACGTCGGCGTCCGTCTGACGCTTATAGACCATCTCGAATTGCTTGTCCGGCGAGAGCCCGGCCATGCCTTGCTCGATAAGCGTGCGCTGGTCGATCTTCTGCGTCCATTCGTTGCCCTTCGAGTCTTTCAGCCCGATCTCGTAGTGTGTCGAGCCGTCCTGATCCTTGACGAGATTCTTGCTCGTCACGCTGATGCCGTCGTCGACGTTATCGTTATAGAGCGACACCATCTTGTCGACGGCCGTCCCCATGTCGCCAGCCTGCGCGGCTTGATACGCCTGCGCCCAGGTGCGCATGTGCTGCTTGTTCTTCGTCTGGTCCGCCCAATCATTCCATGCCTGCGCCTTCTGCGCATCGCCCTGCGCGAGATACGCGGCCGCGACTTTCGGCACAGAGTTCTTGATGAACAGATCCATCGTCGACGGCGCGCTCTTTTCCGCGACCGCGCGCGCGGTATCGTAGTCGCCGACCTCCTTGCCGTTGACGGCGTACGTCGGCGCCGTCGTCGAGAACTGCGGCGTGCTGCCTTTGGCGGACACATCCGTCTGCTGCGGCATCTGCGCAGCGGGCGACTGGCTCGGGTCGGCGCCCGCCATCAGACCGCCGAGCGCCGGGCTCGTATTCGCCGCGGCCGCGCTCGCGTTGTCGGTCGCGACCGTCGGATCGGCGCTGCCCTTGATGCCCGTCGCCGCAATACTCTTGTCGATCTGATCTTGCCGGGCCTGCTGCGCCTCTTCCATGCCCTTTTGCTGCAGGTCGCGGATCGCGGCCGCATCCTTCGCCGCTTGGATCTGCGCGCCAAGCGAAATGCCGTTATTGATGCCCGACGAGAGCCCGCCACCGAACGCACCGAGATTGAATCCCATGCCTTACCTCACTTGAAAGAGTCTTGCGCGGAAGAGAAAAGCGACGTCCACGGACCATTCGGAGCCGCATTGAATCCGCCACCCGTTTCGCCCGCAGGCGCAGCGCTGCCGAGCGATGCCGTGCCCGCGGCGGCACTGCCGCCGACCGCAGCGCTACTGCCGCCGAGCGTGAACTGTCCGTTTCCTGTTCCGCCACCGGCCATCTGAGCCATGCCGCCCATGCCATACAGGCCCGACGCGCCCTCGCCAGTGCCCGCGCCGATCGCGGGCGTCGTCGATCCGAAGTCGCTGGTGCCCGCGATGCCATTCTTGGCCGGCGTCGTGTCTGTCGAACCTCGCATCGACAGCATGCTATTCAATCCACCCTTGGGCGCGGCAGCCTGCTGCATACCCGCGCGGATCTGCGCGTACGCGGCATTTTGCCGAGCCTGCATTTCGGCGTCTTGCTGCGACTGCGCCTGTCGAAAGCGCTGTTGATCGTCAAGCTGGCCCATCCGACTTCACCTCAACGTTAAATGCCGCGATGTGTTCATGCACCGCCTCGCGGATGACGTCGAGGCGTTGCTGGTAGATGACGTACTGCTCCGGATGGTGCGTCGACAGGTATTGCGCACGCCCCTCTTCCCACCATGCCGAGCACGTCATGCAGTCCGGCGCACCCTTCATGGTGCTGTAGAAGAGCGGCAGTTCGACGCCGCGATCCTCGAGGAATTCGAACACCTGTTCCGTCGTCCAGTTCTCGAGCGGGAACAGATATTGGATGCCGCCGTCGGTGTCGCCCGAGCGCAGCGGCCCCTTGTGCGTGTCGACGTTCTTCTGACCGCGCACGATAAGCGTGATGCCGTCCTGGCTCATGCGATTGGCGAGCGGCAGCATGATCGAGCGCACGCAGCACGAATAGCGGTCCTGCATCAGCGTGCCGCGCCCGGTCGCATGCAGGCCGATCGGCGTCGAGCTCACCGGCAGCAGATCCGTCGGAATGCCGAACTGCACGATCGATTCGCGCTGACCGCCATCGATCTCGACGAAATGAGGAACCATCGCGCGCACGCGCTCGACCACTTCGAGCGTCTCCGGAAACGGATCGCCCGCGTTCACCCAATACACGGTCAGGTCCGGCCAATGCTTTTCCAACAGGTAGAGCATGGCGAGCGAATCCTTGCCGCCGGAGAATTGCAGGCCGATGCGGCCGTTCTTTGCGTGGTGCGCGATGATGTCGTTCATTTTTATGTGTGCGTGAGTTAGAAAGCCATGATGCCGGCGCCCGCGACGGTGCCGATGAGATTGCCCATGCCTGCGCTGCTCGACGCCTGCGCCTGCTGGCCGAGCCCCCAAGCCTGAACCTGAGTGCCGTACTGCGAATTGAGCGCGCCCGCCTGCCCCTGATAGCCGGACATCGCGCCGTTGAACCCGGTGTTCATGATTCCGGTGCCGGCGATGAACGCGTTGTTGCCGGATTGGTTGTTGCCGACGGCCGAGTTGCCGGCGGTCGTGGCCGTGCCCGATGCCGCGGTCGCGTTCGCGGCGATGCCGTTACCCATGTTGATCGCGTTCACGCGCATGGCTTCGGCCTTGTCCTTCACCGATTGCCGCGCGCCGTTCATCGCGCCAGCGGCCGCGACCGACGTCGAGAGATCGGCGGAGCGCTGTGTGCCCGCCCATCGGCCCGAGTTGGGATTGATACCCATCGACGCCATCGAGCGCGCATTCGCCGCGTTGTTCGTCGCGGCGCTCGACATCACATCGGCTTTCGCCTGCGCGGCGGCCGCCTCTTGCTTTTCCGGCGTGTCGTAGTTCTGCGCTTCTTGGATGTATTGATCCTGAAGCGGCTCGAACGTGTTCGTCTGACGGTCTTGAAGATGCGCCGCCCACGCATTGTTGGAATTCATCGAGTCCAACTGCGCGTTTGCCACCTTCGCATTTAGCGCGTCGGTCGCATCCTGCCGCTTGGCATAGTCCGCGTAGGTGTCGCGCGCATACTGGAGCATGTCTTGCCCGGTCTGCGCCTCCATCATCGCGGCTTCGCCGATTTTCGGATCGGCTTCCGGCGCCGAAGCACTCGAAGAGCAGCACATTATTGATTCTCCCTCGCGGCGCGCGCGCTTTGTTCGGCTTCCAGATTCACCAGATAGCCCTCGTACCCTTCCTTGTGCGCGTGCATCCGGATCTTGTGCCCGACGTGCTTCGCCCATTCTGGCCCGCCAACTAACAGGCCCGCGTGCGTGATGAGATCGACGTAGGACGAGCGCAGAATGTAAGCGATGCGCTTCTCGTACTCTTCGCCCTCGCTTTCCATGCGGTTCGCAACCTGCCAGTTCGTGATCGAATTCGTCAGGATCACGTTCAGCGAGGCAAAATTGGTCGCATAGAAGGGATTGCGCGGCAGCGTAACGAGCACATCGAACATGCGCGTGTTGATCTCCGCGTTCGACAGCACCTTGTCCCGGTCGATCAGGTCATCCCAAAAGTGCAGGATGTCGACGATCAATTCGATGAAGTCGGCCGCATGCTTGTTGCCTTTCATCAGGTCGAGCGTTTCTTGCTTGTCCGCGAAAATCATGCTCTGCCCTTGGTTCCGATTTCGCAACATTGTATGGTTTTCAAGACCATAGGCCAATCACTGCGACGTGCGGATGCCGTCGAGCATCTTCCAGATCGCGGCGACGTCCGCCTGAAGCGCGTTGAAGTCGGCGGCGCTCGGCGCGGCGGTGAGTTGCTTCGAGCGCATGCGCGTCGTCGCGATGTCGCCGCGGCGCACGGCCGCCTTCTTCCGGTCGCCGCGATCGCCCGCGAGAACTTCCAGTTTTTCGGTATTGATGCTTTCCGCGCTCATATCAGTGCAAGCTCCTGTGCATTGGTTGCAAGGCCGATCTCCGCGATCTGCGTGTTGGAGTTCACTTCGATCTCCCACACGCGCGCCACGAAGCCCGCCGGCAAGCGCGCGACGCGGTTGAGCGTCGAGACGTTGGCGACGAGCTTCTTGTCCGCGTAAATGTTCACCGACACGAACGGACGATCGTTGGCGCGGCGCATGAGATCGCCGCCGACGGCGTACGCGCCGACCGCCGCACCGCCGACCTCACCTTCGATCGACGGATTCGGGAAGTGCGCGGCGTTCCAGGCGTTGTCATCGGCAATCTGCTGCTCATACGCCGCCTGCTCTTCGGGCGTGCGCGTGCCGCCGGCCTCGATGAAGATCGCGCCGAAGTTCGTCGGCTTCGGCATCACGAACTGCTTGGATTTCCATGTGAGCGTCGCATTGGACTGCCCGACCGCATCCCACTCGTAGACCTCGTTCCCGAACAGCATGAACATCGCGCCGGTCGGAATGTCGTACGTGAGCGCGTCCGCCTTCAGGTTGGTGCGCAGGAGAAACGGCGTCTGCCCCGTCATATCCACCAGAAACGAACCCGTCTGCGGCCTGCCGTCGGTATCGACGTATCCGTACGAAGCGAAGTAGCGCCCGGCGAACTGGCTCGCAATCAGCGTCGCGGGCGACATTTTCTGCCAGTCGCTTCGAGTGAAGAGCGCGTCGCTCATGACGCTCGCGCCGGACGACGAGATAACCGCGAGCCCATCATTCGACGGATACGCGACCGAATAGCCCAAGTCGACGACGGCGCGCGCGTTGACGCATGGAATGTTCTGCTCGACCTTCTCCATCGACATCGAATCCGGCGACGTGCCGGTGACGACGTACGGATTGCCCGTCGTGAGTACGGCAATCGTCGAGCCGAATGCGCCGATCGCGACGATTGGATAGTCCGTCGTGAGCACGTACTTTTCCGGCCACGCGTGCGGCCGCCACGGCTCGCAGAACATCAGATCCTTGCCGTTGAACGCGGCCATGAGGCCATTCGGCAATGCCGTCAAGCCTTGCAGCGTGGCCGGCGGCGGATCCCAATCGATCGACGGGATAGGTTCTTGCGCGGCCGACAGGTTCACGACGTCGGCATAGTTCGCCGAGCTCGCCGCGCGCTCGGCCACGAAGTACAGGCCGCTCGACACGTTGCCCGATTGCGTGCGGTAGATGCGCTGCTTCGTGATGGATCGGCCCGCAGGCGCAGCAGCGAAGCCCGACAGCGTGACCGTCTGCCCCGGTTGCCAGTTGATGAAGTTCGATGCCGGGCTCGGCGCAGACTCTTCGCCGAACGACGTTACCCACGTATAGACGTAGAGCAACGTCGTGACATCCGAACTCGTCGCCGATCCGGACACAGAGCCCGCGAGCGCGCCGGCCGGCGGCGAAATGGCGAGCGGATAGACGACGCCCGCGACGCGCATCTTCGGCGCACCGTCGCCTGTGTAGTAGAGCCGATCCGTCGCGACCGGTCCCGGCGCTGCGTCGACGTCGGTTGTCCACGCAAGCCACTCGGCGCCGTTCTTGTAGACCGTCCGGATGGAACCGGCCGCAAGACCCGCAATCGTCGTGGTGAATTTGCGCTGGCGAACCGGCGTCAGGCTTCCATCCTCGAGCCGCACGTTCACGGCGTTCTGCGATGCCGTGTCCGCAAGCAGGCGCGGCAGCAGGCGCGGAACCTCGCCGGAGAACTGTGTGAGTTTCAGCGTAGGCATTAGAGCGTGCCCTTGTACTGGATATAGGCGAGCGCGTAATACGGCGGCCTGTTTTCATGCGCTTGGCCCGAGCCGTTGCTTTGGGTCGAAATGCCGGTGCCAGAGCCGTAAATCTGGATGCCGGTTGCGGAGGGATTCAGCCAAATGCCCGTACCGCTACCGTTGATGCCGACCGTCCCGTATGAGCCAATATCTGCGCCACCGGCGGTGAAGCCGCGCGGCCAACCACCCCCACTAAGAGGAACTTGCGTAGGCGAGCTGTGCGCGTGGCCGGGATCATTGACATAGTGATTGTGGCCGGGGTCATACACGCCATGCGCATGTCCGGGGTCGTTGATGCCGTGATTGTGCGCCGGCATTTGCGCCGTCGTAAGCGCCACGGTATCGACGCCGCCCTTTGCGCCAACGGCGTATTTCGAACCTGCCGCTCCGGCGCCGACGACAAACAGGCCGCGAAGGTCAATCGTGCCGTTCGTACCATCGCACAACACCCACCCGCGGGGAATGTCCGTGACCGCCCCGCCCCACATCGCGATGATGCCGAGCATCGAATCCGGGATGATGCGATCCACGAACGCCGCATTCGTCATGCGCACTTCGATTCGATCGTTCGGCGCGAGCGTCAGTGCGGCCGTGCCCTCCTGCGCGCGGACAACCGTGATGACGTCGACGTTTCGCGCCGTCGCCTTCATGATCTCGTACGAACCGTCCGACTTGATTGCGTACAGCGGGAATACGTCCTTCGCGCCGAGCGTCGGAAACTTCACGCCGTCGCCGGGCATGAGCGTCAGCGTCGTCCCGGTCGCATCGACGGCCGCAGCCAGCTTCGATACGGCATTGTTCGCCAGCTTCATCATCGTCATCAGACACTCTCCAACGGTGCGAGTTGGTGCGGCACCATACCGCACTTTACATTTGCCTCGAGCAACCCCGCCACTCCAAGCAACAACTGATAGGCCGAGTTCGGGTCATAGCGCCACGCCTCGGGAAAGCCCATTGCCTCAAGGCAGGCTTCGTCGCAGAAATAGCGGTTCCCGACACCCTTCAGCGGGCGGAACAGGAAGCCGAATAGCGCGAGCGTGTCGTACGGTGCGCCCTCGTTCGCCTTGAACCACGCCAGCGCGGCGGCGTCCTGCTCGGCCGTCGTCGGCACGTCGATAACGTCCCACATGGCCGGGTCGAGCACGATTTGCGCGCAGCGAACGCCCTTGTCGAGCCATGTGGATGACCAGCAGGTCGATAGGCCGGTCGATGCCTGCGTGCCGAAAACCAACTCGCAGTGCGAGTAAGGCCCGCACGTCCACCACTTCGTAAGCACGCCAAGCCAGCCCTTCCAGCCCGGATGCTTGCCTTTGAAGAATGCGACTTTCATCGTGCTCTGCTTAGTGGATCTGCGCTGCGGTTTGATCGATCTTCGCCATGATGTCGTCATAGGAAGCTTGCGCGGCCGCGGGATCCGCCGCGCCGATGACTTCGTACTTGCGCATGCGCAGCGCGCCGAGCGTCGCGAGCGCGCCGTTAAGCATCACGGACTGCGCGAGGATGATGTCGGTTGCTTCCTGATTCGTCTTGCCGGCGGGCACCGCGAAGGCCGTCACCCACGGTCCCGGATCGCCGACATAGCCCGCATCCTTGAATGCCTGCGCCGCGGCCTGCCGCTCGAGATATTCCTGCGCGAAACGCATCCAGTTCGAATAAATGTCCGCGACCTTCACGTCGATGGCGTTGGTCAGCCGTTCCTTCAGCGCGTCGAGCGATTCGCCGACTTGGTAGGGCTCTGCCGTGTTGCCCTCGGCAAGCCACGCCTCGTATTCATCTTCGAAGCGATGACCGGTCCCAAGGTCGAATGTCCATTCCCTGCCTGCGCCGTCAACGTATTGGATGGTTTTGGGATCGGCGGTGAGTCTGTAGGTCATTTGAATTTCCTTAGAGTCGAGCGTCGAGCGTTACTGTGTCATTGAACTGAGTCACCTGACCGGCGGCCGTAGCAGTGCAATAGACAAACGTCCCTGCGGCGCTGGTCGAGTGTGAGGAAGTGGCCGCGCAGTTAGACGTATAGGTGCGCGCAAGCGAGACTGCGGGAGTCCACCGCATCGGCGGTGAGAGCACGTACTGGCAACCCAAGTTCGCCCCGGCAATCGACGAGTGCTGCATAACAGTCGACTGCACCTGACGGTAGTACGGGAGAATCCGCAAAGCCTCTTCGTTCCTTCCGCGAAACTCGAAGGCCGTCGGGGCGCCGCCGTTCCCGTTAAGGTCATCTGAGCAGTTCGGGCTGCTGATCTCAATCTGCGCCTCCATCACGTTCAGCGTTCCCGTCCATCCGGCCGGAAGCCACAGACCGATCTGAAGAAGGTCGTTGCCGTTGGTGCCGATCGTCTTGCCCGCAACCGAAGGAACGTCAAGGCGCACAGAGAACCGACGCGGAATATCACCTAGCTTCACACGCCAGTTCACCGCCTTGTCGAGAATGACAGCAGCGGAAGGAGAGCCGCCCGTACCGAAGTTCTGATGAGCCAGCAGACCCGGAATAACGCAGTCCGATCCAGCGCTGCACTGGAGCTTGAAGCTCACCGTGACCGTCTTGCTTGCGAGCTTGGCAACTTGCTGGAGACGTTGAGCGAAGTACGGCAGATTGCGAGCGGCCAAGGTTCCAGTGGAAGCCGTGGTCTGATTCCAGATCATGCAGTACGTGGCGCCGCCGTCCAGGTATTGAAGCCAGTTGCTGGCCGCCGTGTTCATACCCGCCCAATAGTTCACATTGCCAGCACCGCCCGCGCCGCTATAACCGACCCACATGGTCGACACATACTGCGCAGTGGTAGTCAATGCGATTGGAAGAGCGGACGCCGCCCCATACCAGCTATCGAATGCACCGTCGATGAAGAAGTTTCGGTTAGACAGCGGCAGGTTCTCGTTCACATCGGAGAGCCGTGCCAGATTTACGGCTTGAGACATAGAGTTCTCCTAGTGGTTAGAGACGGCAGTCGCAATCGACATAGCCGTTCTGCACTTCACACACACCCGCCGCAGCGGACAGCATGTAAAAGCGAAGCTGATAGGCCGAGTACACCGCCACGTTGCTCGATTGCACGTTCTGCGCGACAGGGAATGAGGCGAAGCTGTAGGCAAGCGCTGGCGTCGCCCGCTTGCGAGCCATCGGGAGAACCGTGCCCCCGTAGCAGTTCGCCGAAGCTGCTTGGTACAGGAACGAGATATGCACCCGCTCAAAGTAGCGAGTGATCCGGTCGAGCTCAGGCTGCATCCCGCGGAACTCGAACGGCGTCGGACTACCGCCGTTGCCGTTGATATCCGAAGAGGACGTCGGCGAGCACAGTTCGCATTGAGGCTCCATCGCGTAGAGCGTGAACGTGACGCCCGGCGGCAGAGTGAGCCCGATGGATAGCGAGTCGTTGCCGTTCGTGCCGATTGCCTTTCCCGCAATAGACGGGACATCGAGGCGCACAGAGAACAGCTTTGGCGTGGTCGTAACGACCCAGTTCACGGCCTTCGAAAAGTCCACAGCAGCCGAAGGCGAGCCACCCGAGCCGAAATTTTGCAACGCATAGATCTGCGGAATCGTGATCGACCCCGCCGCAACCCACAGCTTGATACCAACGGTGACGGACTTCCCCGCTGCGGTATGCACACCTTCAATCGACTGGCGGATCAAGCCTGTAGAGCTTCCCGCAACTGAACCGGTCGAGGCTGTCGTTTGAGCGTAGGCGAGTGCGTAGATCGGGTTTGAATCCCCGGTGTAACTTCCGCTGCGGACGTCAAACTGCGAGAGCGTCCCTGCGCCGCCCGTACCAGCCTTGGCCGCCCACATAGTCGCCGCAACATAGCTGCTCGGGGTGACAGGTAAGGCGGCGGTTGTTGCTACCCACGAATCAAAGCGCCCGTCTACGAACAGGTTGCGGCTCGATTGCGGCGCCGTGTTTTGCGTGGAGCCGTCCGGAAATGTCAGGCCACCGGAGACAATCACAGGGTTCGTCGCGAGCAACGCATTGGCGATGCTCACCGCATTGAGCGAGAAGATGCTGAACGTTTCTTTGCCGTCTGCCGTGAAGTTCTGCAGGTAGAAGCCGCTCGTATCGTCGGTGTAATCCGTCCCGTAGTTCAGGAACAAGCCGCGCAGCATCAGCCACGCAAAGCCTTGGACGTGCGGAAAAGGGACGAACGAAGCGCCGGCCGCCGGCACGACGTTGCTCAGTTGAGCATTCGCATTGCCGCCCGCCGACGATGCGGCATAGACGCCCGTCAGCCCGTCGCAGCAGAGATTGCCCGCATAGCCCTGAATCACCTGCGTTTGCTGCGTGCCGCCCTGCATCTTCACAGTCAGCTTGTACGCGCCTGTGGTCTGATTGATGACCATGAACGGGTGCGACGTGGCCGGCACCGTAACGACAGTATCGGCCGTGAGCACGCCCGTAAAGGCGATGATGGCGTTCAAGAACTGCGCGGCAGTGAGCGTCATCGCCGGACCCGTCACCGGGATGGCGATGTACGCGTTCATGTTCGCGGCCGTGGAAGCAACGTTCTGCTCGCTCGTCTTGGCGTTTTGCTCGCTCGTATGCGCCGCGCCTGCGCTGTTCGATGCGGCGAGCGCGCTGTCCGCCGACTGGCCGGCGCTGATGCCCGCCTGCGAAGCGTAGACCTTCGCGGAAAAGCTGGTTCCGTCGACCGTGCCCGTCGGCTTGCTCGCCCACGACTGAGCCAGAGCCGCGCTGTCGGCCGACGCGTTCTTGCTCGTCGTCGCGGAGTCGGCGGATTGGCCGGCACTGACGGCCGCTTGCTCGGCGGCAACCTGCGCGTCGTGCGCCGCGCCAGCGCTTCCATCCGCAGCTTGCGCGTCCGCATGCGCCTGCGCAGCGCTATCCCCTGCCGCTGCCTCGCTCGCAGCCGAGTTCGCCTCGCTGTTCGCGGCCGCGAGTGCCGATTCTGCCGCGGCGAGCGCGGATGCCGCCGCGCTGTCGGCGAGCCCGTCGGGATCTCCGCTCGCGCGGCGGTCGGCGATGATGCTCAAGATGATCTGCTGTTCCCACGCGCGGCCTTGCGCCGTCGTGGCCGTCAGTTTCACGGCATAGCGCATGCCGCCGATGCCGCCTTGCAGCCAAACCTTCGCGATCGTGCCCGACGCGTCGACGAGCGTGCCCGGCATCGCAACGGATGGATCTGCCGGCGAGACTTCTGCGGCGAAGCTCGCGATCGTGTCCGTCGGCGAGAGCCAGCGTGTGAAGAAGAAGTCGTAGTCAAGCTGCTCTTCTTGGCGCTGCGCGAGCGTCGCGATCATCGGCGACGAGTCGGGCGCAACCATGACGACGCGCGAGCGCGGCGCGTCGATGAAGTCGGTCGGGATCGGCGGATAGTTCATTGACCGTTACATGTATTGCGCGCGGGTGCGCAGTGGCGCGCGCTGCTGGCCGCGAATAACCTTCACCTTCAAGCCGTCGATGTCCCGCTCGTACAGCATTTGCTTCTGCTGCGCGAGATTCGGATTGCTGTAGGGCTTGCCGGGAAGCATGAGAAGGCGCGCGAGTGCGCCGTGCGCGATGGTTTCGCGATGCTGGTCAGCAATGAAGTCCGGAGCCTGATCGGCGTCCTGGCTCAATTCGAGCGTCGACCACACCTGCACGGTGCCGGCGGCGGCCGGGACGAGCGTGATCGTGCCGGGCTGCGTCTGCGTGAAGAACTTCGGCGCTCCGGCCGGCGCCATCGTGCGCCAGTCGTTGATATGCGCGTCAAGCCATTGCGTCGATGCGGGATCGAGCTTCGCGCCGTTGAAGTTCACGCGCTCGATATCGAAGAGCATCGCGCCATACGGCGCGGAGATCGCCTGCGATTCGGCGGCGGACACGTCGAAAGTCTCGTCGAAGCGCCACAAGCGCGTGCGCCGGCAGAACTCCGCGATGCTGTCGCGCACCGCGTCGAACGCGGCCGGATCGGACACACCGACCGCCGACGGCTTGATCTTCGGCAGGAAAACATCAAGATCGCGCACTTACACTCCTGCTGTTTGAGCGGCCTGAGCCGCTTGCTGTGCATCGCCGAGCGCGCCCGCGAACGCCGAGTAATGCGCTGCGGCGAGTTGCCCGCTCGCGTCCTCGCTTTCGCGCGACAGCGCGCGGTAGAGCACGAACGACGTGATCGCGCTCACGTATTTGTCGCGAATCGGCAAGACGTCCGTTAGCGCGGTCAGTTCGGGAGGATTGGCGCAGTTGATCGCCTCGACCTTCACGCCGTCCGCGGCCGGCGGATAGACGTAGAAGTGAAGCGGATCGGCGTCGTAGTCGTAGGTGACATGGCGGATGCGCGTCGACACGCGCGCCATGTGCCAGTCAGGGATCTGCGTGTCGAGCTCGGCGCGCGAAGTGGGCGTGATCGCGTAGCCGGGCGTCACGCCGTCGGCCGCGATGTTGCGCGGCATGTCGATCAGACGAAGCGAGTCGTCCGGAACCGTCTGCCGCGTGCCCGCGACGAGCGTCCATACGCTCGTCTGCTCCATCGCCGACGGCTTGCGCGTGGCAATCTCGCGCAGGGCGTCATGAATCCACCGCAAGCGCTCTTCCAACTTCCAGCGGAGCAAGTCCACGTCGTTGAGCACATCGCTTGTGCGATCGATGACGTCCTGCACGGTGATAGCCATTACTGCGCTTCCCCTTGCAGAGCCGCCTCAATCTTCTCGGCGGTCCATTTGCCGTGCGGAGCCTTGCCGAACTTCTCCTTGTATTGCGCCGCGAGCAGCGCGCGGAGTTCCGACTTGTCCTCGACCGGCTCGCCGTCGTCCGATTCTTCATTGCCCGCGCCGGTCTGCTCGACCGGTACAACCGGCACGATCGGCGCAGCCTGCACGACGGGCGCGGCCGGTGCCGACGGCGCTATAGCCGTGATCGGGCGCGGCGGGGCGGACGTAATCGTCGACTCGCTGATCGGCGTTGCGCTTTGCGGCGCTTGCTGCGCTTGCTGCGCTTGCTGCGCGGCGAGATCCACGGCGAGGCGATACGCTTCCGGAATCGACAGGAAGCGCGCCATGTGGATCTGGTTTTCGACAAACGCGACGTGGCGGCCGTCCGCGATCGGCGCGAAGTGGTAGTCGGTTCCGCCGATATCGACCTTCGTACCGCCTTCACGCTTCAGGATGCATTCGATGTTCATGTGGGTGTCCTTTGAAAGAAGGGGCCGTTAAGCCCCTTCGTGTTCTTCTGGTTTGCTGGTGCGGTTTAGCCGACGATGAAGAGCGTCAGCGCGACGCGGCCCGTCGGTGCGCCGGTTGCCGGCGCGGTCGTGACCTTCACGCCGATGGAGCGCGCCTGATCGGTTTCGGCGATGCGCAGCGCCGCGTTCTTGCTCAAGCGCGTGAAGCCGCCGTTCTTCGCGGTCACGTCGGCCGCGAACAGTTCATTGCCGACCGTGCGCGCGTTGTCGAGCACGCCGACCTTGCCGGACATCAGGCCGATGTCCATCACGATCGCGGGTGCGCCGTTGGTGTCGAGCTTGTCGACGTCGAGCGTCGCATCGACGATGCGGCTGTACTCGGGCAGCACCGCCAGTTCGATCACGTCGTTCAGCGCGAGCGCCTGCGCGAGATCGATGTAGAACGTCTGCGCGACGACATCGCCGGCCGCGCAAGGCGCGATGACCGTCTTTTGACCGGTCACGAATTTCGATTGCAGTTGAGTCATGGATTGCTCCGGTGGATGCAGAAGAGAGGCGCGAGGCCGGCGTTACCCGGCCCCGTTCGGCTTAGGAGTTCGGATCCTTCGCGTACGTGTCGATCGAGATCACGCCGAAGTCCTTGCCGTTGAACTGCGTCTTTTTGATGCCGCCGATGAAGCCCGAAGCGACGGTCGGCTCGTTGCCGAAATCCTTCTCTTCTTCCTTCCAGTCGTAGCGCAGGCCGCCCTTCGAGCCATACGCAACGACAGCAGCCTGACGGCCCATGAACAGCGCGCGAGCTGCGGGCAGGTTTGCGCCTGCGCCGTAATCGCTGAAGCGGATCGTGTTGCGGTGCGAATGCAGGATCGTGTTGCCGATCATGCCGAGACCGCCCTTGAAGATCGGGTTGTTACGACCTTCAGCAGCAGCGGCCGCCTTCTGAATTTCGAGCCAGCCGGCAGCGTCTTGCGTGCGAAGCTGGTATTCCTGGAACGGCGACATCAGCAGCACGTAACGATCTTCCGTGCCTTCGACCGAAACCGGGACCATGTTGGCCGTGTCCGGATTCATCGCCTGCATCATCGAAGCCTTCACCTGTGCGCGCTCGACGAGCGTGCGGCTCATGGTGTCGGTCGCGGCGAGCGATGCCTTGCTCGTTGCGGCACCGCCATACAGGATGTGGTCCGCGTCCGGAGCCGTGAACGGGTTGTTCGCGAAACCGGTGTAGGTCAGACCTTCGATGAAGTCCGCGTTCACGCCGCGCGCGCCCGACAGGTACATGAAGATCAGTTCGTCGACGAGACGGCCGAAGTAGTCGCCGAGACGATCGCGCGCGACCTTGCGCAGATCGTGCGACGTGCGCTTGCGCGTCATGCGGCCGCCGGCGGATGCCGACTTACGCACTTGGTCAATCGCCACTTCGTCGGTGAAGAACTTGAGTTGCTCTTCCTTGCCCTCGAGGCGCTTGTCGCCGTACGTGGGCTCGCCGCGCATTTGCACGCAGAGATCGAAAGAGATACGGTCGCCCGAGTCTTGCTCGAGTTCCGTCTTGCGCTGGATCACCGAGTTGTCGTCGGTGCCGATGAACTTGCCTTCGAAGTACGACTTCTTGGCAGCATCGACCGCCAGATTGGCGGACCACTTCTTTTGGGCTTTTACGTCACCAAATGGGACGACGGTTTGCGACATATGGAGTGCTCCATGAATGGATTGAACAGTTCACGTCGCACTCCTGCGCTACGTTGGTCGGATTTTCGCCGCGATGGTCTTAAAAGGCAACCACTGAAGGCAAAAAAATGCTATTCGCGGCCGCTCAGACCGTACGATGCCGCGACTTGCGCCGGGCTCGCGCTCTGCACGCGCTTGATTGGGACCGACTTCGGAGCCTGAAAGGCGAGGCGCGCGAGTTGGCCGGACTTCTCTTCGAGCGTCACGATGATTCCCGAGCCGATCTCTACGCTCTCGCCGGGTTTCAGGTCAATTTTCAGCACTGTCGGTCCCTTGTGGTTACTCTACGATTTGCCAGTCCGTCGCGAGACAGTCATTCACGCTCGGCACCCACGTCGATACCGTGTTGTCGACCGTCTTAATGGCGAAGTAGGCGTTATACGGCACCATCGCGCCCTCGCCGAAGAACGCCTTCGCCGCGCCGGTCTGCACCGGATACGATGCCGGCGGGACCAGATAGACGAACTGGCCCTTGCCGTTCCAGCCTGCGCGCGCGACGCGTTGACCGGCGCGCAGCGCCATGAGAGCGAAACCGAATCCGCCGAGCGAACATTCGCTCACGCTCCAATACGCGCGCTCGAAAACGTCCTTCGGGCTCCAACTGATGTAGCCCTTGAAGTCCGGATGGTTCGACTTGCCTCCATCGACGTATTCGACGAGATAGCCGGGGTCCAACGGATCTTCGTCCTCGGGAACAGTCCATCCGCGCAGTTGGTTGTACTCGAGGCGCGACATCGGCACGGCGTTGACCGTTTTCGTTCCAATGAATCGTTGCATGTCCGCTCCTTATTGCGCGCAGTAGGCGTCGCGCTCGGCCTTCGACATGCGCGCAAGCTGCTCTTCGTATGCCATCGGGTCCGTCTCGGCAAGGCGGTCGAGCGCTGCATACTTGTTGCCGCTGGTGTCCGCATGCTCCGCGCTCGGCACGTTGCGCAACGTAGGCGGAAGAACAGGCTTCTTCACGCCCGGCTTCGTCTCTTCCTTCGCCTGCTCGGTCTTGCCGGCCGGTGCGCCGAACTCCGCGACGATGCCTTCGTGCGCCTTCGCCAAGATCTCGTTGTACGACAGGCGCGGATTCTCATTCGCGACGCGCTTCACTTCCATGTCGAGCGCGCGATACAGGACCGAGCCTTCCTTGTACTGCGTGTTCGCCTTCAGGAACGAGCCGACGGCGCTATTCCAATCGTTCTTGGCCTGCTGCTGCGCCATGTCCGCGGCGATCGCGGCCTTGTCGAGCGCGCGTTCGATCTCGCGTTCCTGCTTGCCGAGCGAGTCGCGCGCCTCTTCGAACTCGTCGAACGTGATATCGCCGTCGTCGTACTGTTTGCGCAGTTCGCCCTTCTTGTCGGCGATCTCCTTCAGCCTCGCGTCCGCGTCTGCCGGCGCCTCGGCAACGAACGCAGGGCGCGGCTGTTCGCCACTTGCGCCCGCTCCTTCACCCGCGCCGTCACCTGCGCCCGCACCAGATCCACCAGCATCGTCGCCCGCTCCACCGGCAGCGGCTCCATCGGCACCGCCTGCAGCCGCGGCATCGGCATTTGCTCCGGCATCGCCAGCACCGGCTCCACCGTCGCCACCTTCGCCAGCGCCCGCAGCAGTTCCCGCGTCCCCGGCGTCAGATCCCCCGTCACCAGCACCACTACCGTCGCCCGATCCATCGATCTCGTCCCCGTTGTCGTCGAGAGCGAGCGCCGCGCGCTCTTCGTCAGTCAATCCGTCGTTGATGTTCATTGCTGTGGCAGTCCTTGAAGTTGATTAACATCGTTTGGTGCCGCACCATTTGGCACCATTGCTGCGCCGCCGGGTTGCTGTGGCGGCATCTGCGGCGGCATCGGCGGTTGTGCGCTCTGCTGCGGGATGATCCCGGCACCGGGCGCGCTCCACCCTGCCTCCTTCAGAATATTGTCCGCGACCATCGCCGTTGCCGGCGCGACGATTGCGATCTCCGCGGCTTGCTCGGCCGCGAGCGAAGCATTCACCTTGTCGAGAATGGTCGCGCTCTGCACCTTGGCGGTGTCGGCGGCCAGCTTGTCCGCGCGCGCCTGCTTCTCGGCAATTTCCGCCTCGGTCATGCGGTCCTGTTGATCCTGCGCCTTCTGCTGCGCCGCTTGCTGCGCGGCTTGCTTCGGGTCCGGTTCCGTCGCATCCGGGTCCGATTGGCCGTTGACCTGACGAATGCGGTCGACGATCGCGTCGCGGTTCGGCAGATCCATCGATTCGACCAGCAGGTCCAGCAGGACGAGTCCGATTTGCGGCGGCATCTTCGCGATCAACTCGCTAAGTTGCTCGGCGGCGGCCGCACGCATCGACGCGCGCCAGTCCGATTCCGAAATAACGAAGTCGGCCTTCGTGCGCACGATGTCATTCTCGGGCAGTCCGTCGTTCACGCTCACGAAGTCGGGCGTGCCGCGCATGTTCGTGATGCGGAAATCCTTCTGTTCCGTGAAGAACTGTTCGATCAGCGATAGCTGCGTCTCGCCTTGGATCTGCACCGCAAGGCGCAGATTGTCGAAGAGCTTGTTCGTCGATACGCTGCCCTGCTCTTGCCGCGCCTGAATCGCGACGCCGGACACGGCGTTGGTCGAGCGGCCCATGAGTTCGTCGGTGACGCCGCCGATTTGCTGCACCATCTGGATATTGCGCGAGAGCAACTCCAGGTGCGCGGGCGCGAGCTCGCGATCGACGTTCAATTCGATGCTCTTGCCCTGCTTCTTGACGATCACGGCATCCGGACGGCTCACTTCGTCAATGAACTCGTCCATGTCCTCGACTGCGCCTTCATCCATGATGACCTTGTTCGTCGACAGGATGTGCAGCGCCTTCGATGCCCGCTTGTTGATGTCGTCCTGAATGTCGCGCATGTAGCGGATGACGCCGTACGGCAGGCCATCGCGGCCGCGCTTGTAGCCCCAAACAGGCGTGAACGGGAATCGGTTGTGCCGATACGGGCTCGCGCCCTCCCACAGCAGGCCGGCGGACGTGAAGATTGCGCAGCGCACGCGCATCGAGATCCGGTCGATCAGCACGCCGCGACCGCTCGATACGTCCTCGACGTGGCCCGGATGGCTTTCGTCGTAGACCTCGCCACGGTATTTGTCGCTGTAGAGCCGTTGGACGGGCATCGGCGTGCGATACCAGCACTCGATCAGGCGCACGCGATCGCGCAGGTTCGAAACGAGCGTGCGAGAGTAGCCATGCTCCTGCCGATCGTATTCGGCGCTGTCCATCGCGTCGTCGCCGATGTCCTCGCCGAGCGCACCGCCATAGCGCGAGCCCGTCGTGACGGCGTTCGTGATCTTTTCCGTGCGCTTCGGGAAGTACGCCTTCGCGATATCGATGTCGGTCCACTTCACGCGGAACACGTAGCGCGCGTCGGACAGGTCATACTCGATCGATGCCGAGTCCCACAGCATATTGCGCCACGACTCGTAGCGCGAATAGACGGTTTCGCCGTCGTCGTCGTCTTGCGCACCATCCTCAAGCCAGCCGATACCGACCTTGACCGCATCTTCGAACGCGCGCGAGCGGTGAAACTGCGTGCGGTTCACGTCGCTCAAGTATTTCAGCAGTTTCGTCTTGAGTTCGGCCGACTTGCCTTCCTCTTTGTTGCGCGGGAGGACGTTGAAGTCAGTCCGGCCGCGCTTCTCGCTGCCGATGATCCAGTTCACGCTGGTCGCGATGACGTTGTAGACGAGCGGCGCTTGCCCGCGATCCTTCAGGACGCGTGCCTCTTCCTCTGTCCACTGGATGTTGTCGAAATAGTCCTCTTCGACGGCTTGCTGAAATCGGTTCTCGCCTTGACGGTCGAGTTCCTGCACGTAGAAACCCATGAGGCGGGTGTGCAGATCGTCCATTTCGGGCGAGTCGAGCGGGTTGTCCGGCTGCTCTGCCGGCGCGTCGTCGCCGAGATCCATGCGGTCGACGGGACTATCGGTGTGTACCCGCTCGTTCTCAAACATCCTAGCTCCTTGGGCTTACAGACGGGCCTGCTGATGGTCGATGAACTCGATCTTGCGGCGCCCTTCGCCAGTGTCGACGTGCGCCTCGCCCACAACGACGGCTTCAGTCGGCTCCGGCGGCATTTCGATCAGGTCTTGCAGGTGGTCATGGATGAGGTTCGCGAGCTTGTGCGTCGCGGTCAGCCCCGGCTCCATTCCCATTTCGCGCAAGAAATGGTCCGAAATTCGGACCAGATAACGCGCGTCATTGTATTTGAAAGCGCTCGATAGTGCGATACAGCACGGTTTCGCACCAATGCGCCGGAATCGCGGCAGGATGACCAAGCACGGCTCGGTGTCGCCGTCCGTCGAGTTGCACCACGTTCCGTACAGGGTGAATTCGCCGCTGTGCTTGACGAAGCGATTGCGGGTCAGGTCAAGGAATGGTCGGTTTTCGCTCATGCTGTTCTCCAGTTGCCTTTCTTGCGTTTCCATCCGCCAGATTGACCCGGCGGGCTGTATTCGTATTTGATTGCGAACTGCTGGAATGCGTCGGCCGCTTCCGAATGGATGTCGTGTCGCGGCGTGTCCGACCACGTTGCCAGTCGGGTATTCCACTCCTTGCGATAGCTCTCAAGGTGCGCGAGGCCGAGCCCGCACGCCTCTTCGTCGAACCAGCAGGTGTTGAAAATGTCTCGCGCAGCCTGAATGCTGAATTGCTTCTCCGGAATGCGCTGCAGCACTTCGACGCGCTTGCGGCCGAGCCTTTCGAGCGATTGCGCCGGCGTCATGGCGCTGTCTTCGTCCTCTGCCATGCGCTCATGGCCGGCGTCGTGCGGAAGATAGTCGGTGCCATAGACGTAGCCGAGCTTGTCGAGCTCGCGCACGAAGTAGGAGTACGTCTCGTCCCACCCTTCGATGAAGCCGATGAATCGATGCTGCAGGCCGATGCGTTGCATAAGCCATATCGCCGTGCCATCGCTCTTGCCGATGTCCCAAAAGGTGTCGACCGGCACGCCTTGAACGTGCGGAACCTTCGTGATGCGCCCGGCTTTGCGGGCCGCGACGAATTGCTTGGTGAAGTAGCAGCCTTCCGTCGACTTCTGGAACGCTTCGGTCGGCGTGGACGGGTATTCCTGCCACATCCGTTCTTCGTTGTTCGGGAAGTCGGCGTTGCGCGTGCCGACATACCAAGCGCGCTGCTCGGGCGTGAGCGTGCGGCCGATCTGCGACTCAATCTTCTCGAAGTACTCGATGTCGCGCGGCGTCATCGGCACGCCGGCCGGATCCATCACATACTCGTCCTGGCCCCACCACGGAAAGAAGTGGAAGCGATAGTCGCGCTTGCTCAGGACTTTCTTCGCCTGCTGCTGCTTCTCGGCGACTTGGCACAGGTCGAAGAACTCGCCTTCGCGCCCTTCTGCCGTGCTCTCAATGACCAGAATGCCGTTGATCGGGACGGCGGGAATAGAACCTGTCATGACTTCCTTCGCCTTGTCAGGGTATTTCGCGGCGATCTTGCCGAACTCAGAAACGTGCAGGCGGTGAATGGTGCCGCCGCGCACGGACGTCGCGACGCGCATCGACGAGTTGTTGTGCGCGAACACGATCTCGCTTTTGTTGCAGCTTGTGAGCGGCATCGCCTCGCGCAGCACATCGGGCAGGTTGTCGTAGGCGAACTTCACCTTGTCGCGGAACAGGGATTCCGCCGTCTCGCGGTCCTGCGCGATGATGCCGCACCGGCTGTTCGGGTTGAACAGCGCGTGATCCAGCCACATGATCGCGATGAGCGTCGTAAAGCCCAACTGGCGGGCCTTGAGGATCAGATTGCGGTGCCATAGCCGTTTGATAAGGCGCTGCTGCGCCCTGTTCGGCTTGAAAGGGACGACAAGGCCCGGATCGTTCGGATCGTCGCTGCCCTTCGTGATGATCTTGTAGAGCTTGCCAGAACAAAGCCTCCACATGGGATCTGCGAGCTTCGTGCGCAGATCCTCAAGGGAGGCGTTGTCGGCGACTGCGTTCATTCGGATGTCATGCGGTTTGGCGTTGTCGCAATGATACTGTGCCGCACCAAACCGCACGAAATGCTATCCGGCTTTCCTGAGTTGCGCGGCGGGCTCGCGCACGATGATGATGTTGCCGGGCAGTTGCAGCTTTACTTGCCCTTCCGTTGCATTCGCGATCACCTGGGCGATGTCGCCGTACAGGTCGCGCTGTAGCTGCGCGGTCATGCGTTTGGCGTGCGAGGCGCGCTTGATGGACTCGATTGCGCGTTCGACGTCGAACTTTTCGTGAATCAATCCTTTTCCTTTGGCTTGTCGGGCTTCGGCTCGGGGAGTGGCGTGGCGTATGCGCGCGCCATGACGTTTAAGAATATCCACAGCCTGATGTTCAAGAACATGATGACGGCTCCGCTTGAGCAATGGCCGCGTCGATGCGGGCGAACAATTCGACGGGCATGTTGATGGTCATGTGCCGCACCGGATACGGCACTTTGCGCTTCAGATGGTTCGGGTTGTAGCGCTTTAGCTTGGCGATGTCGCCGAGCACAGCGAGCGGATCTTGCAACCGTTCTTCGTCGGCACATTCGCACTCGACGATGTTCGGCGCGTATCCGTCCGACTCGCGCCCGCTGTGGCCGTCCTGATAGCGGCCGTAGCCGTTGCAGATCGTGCAGAGCTTTGGCTTTGCGGCATTGAGCGCGACGCGCGACGCCTGCCATGCGTCCCATGCCTCCGACGTAGAGAGGAACGCATACTCGCCTTCGCCATAGCGCGCGAGGTTGAACTTCCGTTCCCCCGCCCACTTCTCAAACTGTTCGCGCTCGGTCATGCCTGCCTCGCCTTCGGATATCCGTTCTCGCGGTCGCGCGACTCCATGTATTCCATCAGCTTGGACGTCACCTGCTCGGCGATCATCTTCGCAAGGAGTTCGCGGTCCACCTTGATTTCATGCACATAGCGCGCTTCGGACACGGCGTTGCCGCCGGACAGATACGCCGCGACCGGCTCGCTGCACACGTCGACCGGCCTCATTTTGCTGACAACGGCATCAGACAGCCTGACCGCGTACGCTGCGCTCTTCTGGCTGTAGTTGTCGAAGTCCAGCGTGATACGAAGTGTTGCGCCGGTCATGCCTTCTTCTCCTTGCTTGCCGCGAGCACAGCGCGCTCAACGGCCTTATCGCGCTTCGGAAGCGCAGCCCATGCAACGAATGCTTCGCCGAGCTCGCCGCGCCAGTTCCCAATGATCGCGATGCCGCCGATGGTCAGCAGCAGCGTCTTGGGTCCGCCGCCGTGCTTGGGCTTCTCGTAGTGCCACACAGACGCGGGCGCTGTCACGGTTTCCCGCAAAGACTCACCTTCGGTCGTGCGCGCGTCGTCCTCGATGGCGGCCTGCGCCGCGCGGTGTAACTCCACTTCGAGCTTGAGCGTTCGCACGGCGTCGATCAGGCGCTTGTCGATTGCCGCTCTTGCGCCGGGACCGAAAGGAATCGACTTCTCGTCTGTCAGTTCGACCCACACGGCCGCGAGCGTGCGGCTCAGGCTGCGGATGACGGCCAAATCCTCCGGATCACTGACGCGCATGCGGGGCTGGCCAACGGTGTCGAGAACGGTTCCGCGGCCGTTGCATCGTGCGCAGGTGACGTCGGGCGGCTCCGGCAGGACAGCAGCCTTTGCATAGACGCCCGCGCCACTGCACTCCGGACAAGCAATTGATGCCGAGTAGCTCACGCCGTCTCTCCCTGTGTGATGTCGCCAAGCGCCGGAACGCCGATCTTGTCGGCGACAGCGCACAAATACGCAGCAGGACCGCTCACAGCATTGCGACCCGCCTCCCAATTCTTGATCGTGATAAGCGCCACGCCGAGCGCATCCGCCGCCTGAACCTGCGTCAGCCGATGCTTCTCGCGCCACGCCTTGAGTTGATCTGCTGTCATCCGAGATACGCCGCGAGAGTTGCAAGGAAGCCGACGACGAACAGCGCACCGCCGACAGCGCCGATGACTGCGCCGAGCACGTTGACGCGTTCGAGTTCGTCGAGCGTGTGATGGTGAACGATGCCTGCGAGGCCACGTACGTTCATCGATTTCTCCGAAAAATGCCCGCGATGGGCGGGCGGACTTGGTTATAAGGAGTTAGCGGATTGCTATGCCGCTGTCATGCGCCTAGTGGGCGAGGCTTCCTCGGCCGATCGGCTTGAAGCAGCAGACACACACGGCGGTTCCGGTGTCGATCTCATGCTGGATAGAGCGTGCGGTGCGGCGATACAGGCTCGCGTTGTACTTGGCGACGGAGGCGTGCGTGATGCCGAGCGCAGCGGCGCGGTCCTGCTCGTCTGCAAGTGCATTCCACTGCGCGATGGCGCTCTGCTTCTCTTCGAGCGAAGCGGGCGGGTGCGGGATGGTTTCATCGTTGTTCGTGGGCATGGCGTGCTCCTTGGTTATGCGGTTGTGACATTGACGCGTTCGGCGTCGATCGCGGACTTCAGGCCAATGACTGCGGCAGTGCATGCGCCGCGTGCGTCACCGCGCGCCTCGGGCGATGCTCCATGCGTGAGTGCTGCGCGTGCGAGTTCCAGCGCATTGAGTGCGCGAATGATGTCGGCGAGAGTGACGGTCACGATTGCTTCTCCTTCTCCTTGGCAATAGCGGCGTCGACGGCCTCGTCCAGATCGGAGTGCACGATAGGCTTGCCAGCCGGAAGCGTCGTAACCCACATATGCGCGGGGCGGTCAAACCCTTCTCCGCGCAGCCACCGATACCGCTCCGCATCCTTCTCCATCCCCGCGATCCGCTCGCGCAGCGCGGCGATCTCGGCGTCTCGTGCGTTCCACGCTGCCTGCATCAGGCCGAGCACGTTGGTGCTCTGATACTTCGATCGCCGTCCGAGGTCATCCAGCGGATACTCACGATCAAACCATTCGTCGAAGTCCGCCTGCCCCTCACTCGCGCCTGCTGCGAACAATTCTGCGAGGCGTTCGGCAAGCGTGTCTTGATGCACATAACCGCCGCAGTCTTTGTGCTCTTGAATCAATTCGAAGAAGTCGTCTTTGGTCATTTCTGCTCCTTTGCGCGCTCGGCCCATCGCACGGCCTTCGTGAAGCTCTTGAGATTGCAGGGGCAATACGGGTTGTCAGTGCTGAACGTCTGACGCCATCCGGCCTCGATCTGCGCGTCCGTCAGCGGCTTATCACTCGCCCCCGCCGCATCGGCTACCGAATCAGAGTCGGCTGGCGTTACGACGGCGTTGCAACTTGCGAGCGCGCCTTGAATGGCTTCCCGGATACCCGGCCCATCGTTAGCGAGTCGAGCCACCTCTTCGGTGAATTCCTCGGTCAGCCCGTCGAAGGGCAAGGGCTTCGCATCGGCTACCGAAGGCGCGGGAGCGGCGGCGATCGAGATCGGCGAGTAGACAATGTCGCGCGCACGTTGAATTACGCTGTCAGTCAAGCCGCCGTCTTCATGCTCAAGAATCATCGCAGCGATGACTTCACGAGCATTGAATAAATCTGCTGCTACCCTCTGTGTTTCGCTAACACCGAATTTCGAGCAGCGATCTGGCTCACCATTGGCTTCGGCGAAACAGACCCCCGACTCATCGCAACCTACGCCCATATCGCACGGCTTCGCCCCCGCTGTGTCGGCGATGCTCGCGCGCGTTGCGGTGCGGCGGTCGCGGATGAAGCGATGCACGATCGGCTCAAGCGGCCATGCAACGGTGTAGTGCTCCGGCGCGTCGAGGCGGTCGAACACGCATTGCCACTGGCCGTTCTTGGTCTTGATCTGAAGCACCTGATACTCGCCGCGCGCCGGCCGATGTTCGATGCCCTTCTCGTCGAGCCATGCCTTGAAGGCGTCGAGCTTCGACTTGTGGAGTAGGTTCTTGCTCATGGTTCAGGCTCCTGCCTTTGCGAGCGCGGCGTGCGCGGCTTCGATCAACGGCGCGAACTGCTCGGCGCTGGCGCTGCTGGCTTGGCAGTCAAGCTCGACGGCTTTCGTCAGCGCGGCGAGCGCGTCGGCCAACTCGGGCGCGGAGATCATCAGCGCGGCCAACTTCTCCAGCGTCGGGTCCGCCTCGCGCGTCTGCGGCTTGTTGGTGTAGACGCGCGCGAAACCGTCGTCGCACACTCCGTTTGCGTTCTGCACAGCGATCCAGCCGCCGAACTTGGTCGTTTTAACGAAAGCGAGTTTCATCGTGCGCCACTCCGATTCGCCAGATCGATCTGCGCGCGAATGGTACGAGCGATCAGTTCCACGGAAGCCTCGTCGAAGTTGTCCGCCTCCAATTCTTCAGAGAACAACCGAATCGCGACGTCGAGCGCCTTGCCTTCGGCCACATGCAGATCGACGATGCGGCGGCCGTGATACACCTTCTGCGCGAACAGGGTTTGCGCCTTCACGGATGCGTTGATGATGTTGATTTTCTTAGCCATTTCCTTGCTCCCGACCGGTTTCAGTTTCAGTGCTTGATTATGCCGAGGCCGAACACGACGCCCGCGACGAACAGGGCAATGCCTTCGGTGCTGAATGCCGTTGCGACCGTGCGAATGACCCATGCTTCGATGCGTGCGCGAACGCCGGTGTTGACGTGGCGCAGGTCTTGATTGCGCAGGCTGGCGTTCAGATCCTTGATGCTGCGTTTCATGGTGGTCTCCAACTTGGTTAGGTGGTTCTATATTAGAACCATACTTTCGATTATGCAACCATCATGCGCAATTTTTTTTGCGCGCCCCTGCCTCGCCCGCGACGCTCTCGATCGTCGGCGTTGTCTTGGTGCGTGCCGGGATAGACGTGGAACGGGTTCACGCACGAAGGCGTATCGCACGTATGGCAGCCGAGCATGTCATCGTCCATTGGCACTCCGCGCAGCCCATAGCTGTAGCGGTGCGCTAGCGTCGCGCGCGTGCTTTCGAGGAAGAATCGCCCATAGCCTGCGGTGTCCTTCGTTGCCTGCCATATCCAGCAGCCGTTATCCTGTATCACGACCTTCTCGATGAATCGCGCGAACGGATCTCGGCGCGGCTTGGTCGCCTTCTTTCGTCTCGGCGTGAAATACGGATGCGCCATACTTCGATTCCTTTAAGACCGACCGGTCTGCTTTTAGGACCGATTCGGACAAAAAAAGAGGAACGGCCTTTAGCCGCCCCTCATGATGGTTTGCTGATGCGCCCGCGTGGACCGAAATTACAACGTCATGCGTCCGTCTCGGGCTCGCCAGTGCCGACCGGCGCGAATGCCGTGCCGCTCACCTGCTGCAAGAACAGGGTCAGCGGGTTCTCCGCGTCGCCCTTCAGCTTCACGCTGTCCTGATTCCAGCCCATGACGCGACACAGACTGTCGAGCGCGGCCTTCTTGTCCGTCCACTTCACTTTCTTCGTGTGGACGGGCACGAACTCGATTTCGCCGCCGGGCCCGCCTTCCGCGACTTGCTGCTCAACGACCTCGAACGCGGCGAGCGCGGCGGCCGTGTCCTCGTCGAGCTCCGTCACCTTCTTGAGCGTGCCGTCGTCGTTGAAGAACTTGCGCGGATCCGAGAACGCCAGCTTCGCGTATTCCGCGATGACGCGATCGCGCGTGACTTCGGCTTTCGCAGCCATGCGCGCGCGTCGCGCATTCAATCCCGCGATGACCAGCGGATGATCCAGCAGGCGGCTCGCCGTTACCTTGGCTGATGCTTTCGCATAGCCCGCGCGCTCGGCGGCCGCCTTGCCGCAGAAGTCGACCATGTATTCGTCGATGAATAGCTCTTGCTTCGGGCTGAGTTTGTCGGCGCTCATGATTTAGCTGACGCGAGTTGCGTTGAGGATGTTGAGATAGATTTCGTGCGCGCGCTCGCGCTCGGGTCCGACCGGGCATTCGCAGAAGTAGGCGTAGGCCGCTTTCTCTGCGGCGAGGCGCGCATCGAGCAACGTGCGCTTCAGTTCTTCGAGGCTCGGCTTTTCGTCAGTGGCCACAGGGTAATGCTCCTTCTTCGTTGGTGTGTGCGCCGCACGACAGGCATACGCGCGTCTCGGGCCCGGTGCCGATGTGCATCAACGTCGCGCTGCACAAATCGTTCTGGAGTTTCTGCGCGGCGACATTATCGGGCGATGCAATCAGCGCTCGAAGCGCGACGTCGCCCATGTGCTTACCGATCTCTCGGCGTGCGCCGTTCATCATGTCGTTGTCGATCTTGGTCAGGCGCCACGCGCCGTACGTCACGCCCGCGAGGATGTGATCGGCGTGCTCGGGCATCAGCGCGCGGAAGTGCGCGTCGTCGCCGCCGAACTGCAGCGTCTTGGCCATGAACCCTGCTTCGTAAGCGAGATCGCGGAACGCACGCACGGTCAGAGCGCGCGCGCCAAGATCGCGCTCGAATTGCGAGTTGTCTCCGTACAGGCGCAGGAAGTCCGTAACAAGGAGAGCGCCGCCGGGCTTCAGCACGCGCGCGGCCTCTTTCAGCGCCGGGCCTGCGTCCATGTTCGAGAGCGCGCTATTCATCAGCGCATAGTCGAACGACTCGGGCGGGAGTGGCATGGCGTGCGCGTCGCATTGGACGAGATCGAAGCCGTCGCCGGTCGGACAGTACGAGAGTTGAACCGGGCTGATATTGACGAGCGTGAACCGGAGATCCGGCCGCGCTTCGTGCGCGAGGCGCGCGACTTCGCCGATGCCGCATCCGATATCGACGATCGACGCGCCTTCGGCCGGCGCAAGCCAGTCCATCAGGCGCGCGACGTGATCGCGATCGTCCGCTGCGTAGCGGTGCGTTTGAAGGATCCGCTCGACGTTCGCGACGATGTGCGGCGTCACTGCTTCGACGGCTGCGAGATTGAATGGTGGCGGGTTGATGCTCATGCGCCACGCCCCTTCGTCAAAACGCGCCACGTATCTGCGTACTGGTAGCGGATTTCCTCGACGATCTCTCTTCGATACTGAACGACCGCCACGATGGGAAGCCAAATCGGCATGAGGACAAGAGTCAGCAGTGCTGCGACGCGCAACTGCACCGGATGTTTCATCCAATATTTTCTGATACTCATGCGTGCCCGTCCCTCTTGAGTTTTGCTACGACTTCGCGTGCGTACTGAGCGCGCAGGATTGCGAGTTGATCGAATACGATGCGGCGGCCGTTGTCGTTTCGCAGGTATTCAGGCGTCCAACCGCGCGCGGCCAGAACGTGCTCGACCGTGACCGGAGCATGCGCCGCGATGTACGCGTGGACCGTCATGCCGGGGAATGCCGACGCGCAGAGCGCGGTCAACTGATCGACGAGTGATGATTCGATGGTCTGTTCTTCGACGGTGCTCATGCTTTCACTTTCTCCATTGCTTCATGCAGCGCGATTGCAGCCTTCATCTGCTTGGCGTCGACGCGCATGCGCAACTCAACATCCACGCCGAGCATGTCGCTGAAAACCTGCGCGAGCGCGTTCGATGCCGCGTGGATCTCGGGCAGGCCAGCGTCGTTGCGCTTGACGAGCGCTTGCGTCGCTTCCAGCAGCCGACGCTTGTTCGCGATGGCGCTCATTCTTCTGGAACCTCTTCTCCAAACTTCGATGTCACGAATGCGCGCATTGCCGCGACAAGCGGCGTCGCGCCCCTGACGACAGGCTTTGCCGACAGCACTCCATCGGCGAGCCTGAGCGCGAACCACGTTTCAGCAAGCACGCCGACCGTAACGCCGATCTTCTCGCGCTCGATGATCGGGCCGCCTACCGCCCAATCCGTCGACGCAGATTCGCCGAACTTGCCGCCGATCGCGCAGCTAGCGTCATCGTCCCAATATGCGTCGCCAAGCTTGCGAACGTTGCGCCCCTGCGCCTTTGCGACCCACATGTCCAGCAGATCGCCCGTCAGTTCAGATACTTTCACGATGCCTCCCGCGCGCGGAGCATGGCGTCGGCGTACTTGTACGCGCGGTTCGCATCGGCTTCATCGAATTGCGCGTTGCGGTTCGGGCCGTCCGTCTGGATGATCGCCTGCAGCGCCTTCGCCGCGAAGTAGTCGCGCAGGGTCATGCCTTCGTGATTTTTGGTCACAACCGCGACCGGGAAGCTCGGGCCGTTGTGCACGAACGGACCATATGCGTGTGCCGGCGCCTGCGTAGTTTCTTGGCTCGGAAACGCCGGGCCGCCGTCTTTTCTCGCGCTCATACCGGGCATTCCTCCGCGATGCCGCGCCAACGATCGCCAGCCGGCGCGTACATCAGCGCAGGCATGCCGGGCGCGCAGTGCTCGTTCGGGACGTCCGCGCCATAGCGCCAGCCTCCTTCCGCCGTCCAGGCGAGCATGCGAATCGTCGGGCCGTTCGCCTCCGCGCGCTCGCACTCGTATTCGCCTTCGTGTACCGGCGCGATGTCCGCCGGGAACCACGGTGTTTTCTTCGATTTCATGCGGTCCTCAATGGGTCTGAAATGCGGCTGCGTCGAATTGACCGAGCCTGATTTTGCGAATCAACTCATCACGCTCGGCAAAGCCCATGCGCTTCCACATGCAGCAATGCACGGCGTCCTCGATGTCGTCGTGGCCGTCATTGCAAAGCGGGCAGCGATTGAATTCGAGCGGACTAGCAGGCGATGGCGTGCGCACCCTCGCACGCCATCGCCTGCTCCATCGTGTCGAATGTGTCGTCGCATTCGGGGCACACGAACACTTCATCGACCGCTGGAGCGCAACAGCTTTCGGCGGCCCATTCGTGCTTGTGCGTTGCCTGACAACTCGGGCACTTGTAGCGCCGGTAGGCATCGATCTGCTCTTGCGTGAATCTCGGCCTCTTCGAAAATGCCTGCTGAAGCGGCTTTCCTTCCGGCTCGACGGGAATGGTCGACTGGCTCACGCTGCCTCCTTCAGAACGTCATTCACCGCGTCAACCGCCCACCGCTGATCGTTCTTTTCCGCCGCGACAAGAACCGCCTCGCGCAGCTCACCGTATGTCGCGACTTCCATCTGACAGTCGTATGCGGCCATGCCCTTGCCGACGGCCTTCAATCCGTCGCCGTCGAGCACCCATCGACCGGTGCCGGCCTTGCCGTCGCGCCCGATTGCGCGATGCTGCAGGCGTTCGAGCGCCTTGAGCGCTTCGTCGATCTCCGGCTTGAACTCTGCGCCGATGCCGATGCGCGCGAACTCTTCCGCGATCAGCATGGCGGCCGCCACGTCCTTGAACGCGTCATGCCCGCCGACGAGTCGCAGCGTTGCGAACGCGCCGTGATACGCGAGCGCGAGACGCTTCAGATCGTCATGGGTCATTTCGCGCGCTTCAGATTCGCGGATCAGTCTTTTGACGAACGCGGTTTCCTTGGCCTCGATGCGGCGCTGCATCTTGCGCGGGTCGTACTTCTTGCGCGGCGGTTTCGACTTAGCCATTGCGCGCTCCCAACTTCTTGGCCTTGCGGGCGCGCTTCGCTTCTGCCTTCGCGATCGCGTCGCGGTCTGCATCCGTGAGTCGGCGAGTTGCCGGGCGCTTGCGCGCGGGCGCGGCGTGCGTCGGTGCCGATGATGACTGCGGCGCTTGGCTCGCGCCGATCGCCAGCGCGGCCATGATCGCCGCTTTTGCTCCTGTGAAGAACTTGCGCACGGTCAGACGCCTCCAGACAGTGCGATGTCAATCTCGACTTCGGCCGCGCGGCCGGAGAGATCCTTGTCGCGAATCTTCAGCACGACGTCCGCAACCGCGTTCACGGCGCGTTCGTACGCGGCCGACAGCACGACGGCGGGCCGCGCGTTGCGGATCTCGTCCATCGCCAGTTCCTTCTGCTTGTCCGTCATGCGCGCGAGAACCGCATCGAGATCGATGATCTCTGCGGCGCGCTCTTTGGCTGCTTCACGCGCGGCGTCGTCGCGCTCCTGCTGGTCAGGTGATGAATAGGTCATTTCTCTGTCTCGGGACGAAAGGGGAAAAACTTCTGAAACAAGACTGCAAACACGACCGCCGCGGCGAGCACGCCGAACAGCGAACCCAACCAAAACCCCGTCAGGAATTCCATAGCGGTCTTAATTTCTGTCTGATGGTTTGATTTTGCGACCACGGCGGCCGCATGTCAAGTTGATATTTCGATTCCGTTACCGTTTCGCGCGCAATTCCGCGCGGCGCTCGATCTCTGCTGGTGCCAGCGGATCGAAGAATTCGCACGCGTTTTCGTCGAACGGCGCATCAAGCCATTTGCGCCACGGCTTCGTGTACATCGATCGCGCGTATCGGCACATGGTCCCGATGGTTTCGATCGGCGCTTTCATCGCGCCCTTGCAGTGGCCACAGCAGTTCATTCGCAGAGGCCGTAGATCGACGTACAGAGCGGACCGGTTTCCTGCTCGCCCTGAACGCGGAAGATGTCGTACTGGCGGCCGCCACGCGACGTCTTGGCCCATTCGATCGCCTGCCATACGCCGTGGCGCTCCAGCGAGATCTCCGCGCTGTCGGATGTCGCCTGCGGGCCGGAAAGCCGCGCGGTCGCGAAGAACGTCGCCATATCGCGCTTGCTGGCCTCGCCGACGATCTTCTCCCACTCCATCACGCGATCGATTTCCTCCGGGAAGCGCAGGCCGATTTCGAGCAGTTCGTCCTTGCGCGCATGGATGCAGGGCATACAGCCGACGCGACCCATGCCTTGTCGATACAGCGGGTTCGGCTCGATGCCGTGCTTGCGGTGCATCGCGAAAACGTCATCGACGGTCCAATCGAGAATCGGACGGAAGTTCCACAGTTCAGCACCAGACTCGTTGTCGACCTCCTTGCACTCGCGCTCCGGCAGGTTGCGGCGGTTTTCCGACTCGTCACGCCGCACGCCCTGCCACGAAACGACGTCATCGCCGGCCTCAAGCAACGGACGCTGCACCTGCGCGATGATCGGATTGCGCTTCAACTCTTCCGAACAGAATCGCGCTTTCGTCGATGGGAAGCGACCCTTCCAGATGCACAGGTCGAGAAACGGATTTCCGGTCGGCTTCATAACGTCCAGCGCGCGCAGAACCTTCTCTTCGGGGATGCCCTGCTCGCGCCACTTCGTTGCTATGAACTCGGCCTTCGCGGCGATCTGGCGCGAGAAGTCGGCCTTGATGCGGCGGATCGGGAAAACCTTGTCGTTCAGGTATTCGATGTACTCGTAGGTCTGTGCGTGCTCATGGCCGGTGTCCGCAAAGACGGCCTGAAGGTTTTCGGTGCAGCGCTCCATCGCCAACAGCAGAAGTGCCGTCGAGTCTTTGCCGCCCGACACGGAAACGATGTTGTGTTCGATGCTCATACGTCCTTCCGGCCTTCGATTTTTTTCATAGTTTTCTGCGCCAGCATTGCCGTGCTCGCACCGCTCGTCACGCGCAGGCTTGCGTTGCCGCTCGCGAGCGCGCGCACCTGCTCGCACTTCTGCGGATCACCGATCAGAACCGGCGGCGCAATGGCCTGCCGCTGCTCGCCGTTGTGCGCTTCGGCCGCGCCGATCAGATACGATGGGTAATCGTGGCCAACGCCGCCGGTAATCAGCGCGCCTTGGTAGCGCCGCTGGAACTCGATGCCGCGAAACTTGAGATCCTCCATCGTTCCGGTCAGCGCCAGCTTCGACCAACCGCCCATGTCGTCGATCACGCGATGGATGATCGGATCGTCGAACACGACAGACGGGTAATGCCCGACCATGCGCACGGCTTTCTCGACGAGCGTCCAGGCGCGCAGCGAGCGCACGCCGGATCCGCCCTGCAGGTGCGCGACGACATCGGCCGGCTTCGGGAAGAACCTGCCGCTATCGGCGTCGCGCACATGGCGCGTCAGCGCGACGCGGACATCCTCGATCGTGTACGGCTCGAGCGCGGCGAACCAGACTTCGAGCGCATTCGCCGAAAATTCCTTGCTGTAAATCGAAAACGTGTCGGCCAGCACTTCGCCGAGCTCGCGCATGTCATTCGGGCGCATAGGTCAAATCCTCGATATCGATCGTGAAAGGGTCATCCGGCGGGCCGTAGCTGCCGACGTTCGCGCCAGCAGCGCGCGCTTCCATGCGGCGCACGGCTTCGTCGACGGCGCTGCGGTTGTTCTGCTCGATTGCTTCGGCCTTGTTCGCCGGGCCGCGCACCGGAGCCTTCGCGCCCGCGACGCGCATTTGCGCAGCTTCGGCGGCCCAACGCTTCACGATCGCGACCACGTAGCCGAGCGAGAGCGCTTCGTTGCTGCCCGCCTTCGCGACCTTAGCCGCTTCGCACGCGGCCGCCATCGTGTCGGCAGTCACGCCCTGATCCGCAAGCTCCTGCAATCGCGGATCGCTCGGGTTGCACATCACGCCGAACTTGCGCAGCGCGATGGACAAATCCACAGCGCGCGTCGGCGCTGCGATCGGGCCATCTACGTTTGAAGCACTAGGAGCGGTGTTAGAACCCTTGGTTTTATCTTCTTCTCTTCTCTTCTCTTCTCTGGACCGCTTTTTGTCCGCATCGGATGCGGACATATCGCCGACATCCTGCGGACGGGCTTCCGCTTTGCGAGCCTCCCGCTTGCGGTCAGTCTCTTGCGCGCGACGCTTCGCCGACGCGCCGTTATGGGCGTCAAACCTAGGCATGACAAGGGTTTCGTCGGCATCGACGTCAAGCCAGCCGACCTTAACCATCGCACCAGCGAAGCCGGGCCAGCCGATGACGCAATCCATCGCGTCGGCGGTGTATCCGTCGAGGCATCCGTCCTCAGAATGCGCGTCGAATACACTCCAGACCGCATGTAGTCCGCCAATTACGCGAAACTTGTCCGCACGCAATGCGGACATCATGCGGACAACTTTCGGATGCGATTGCAGATCCATGCGCATCTTGATCCAATCACCGGCCATGACGTGACTCCTTCATTGCTTCGTCTGCCGCTTGGATGAATTCGAACGCAGCTTCCGCGTTGACCGCGTTACCGTAGGCGCGCAGGCGCACCACTCGGGAGGGAGCCCCATCAACCAGCGGGAATGTGCCGGGTTCAACTGGCCTGAACTTTCCGTCTCGGCATCCGAGCCAGTCAGCATCACGCCAGAAGCCGTTAGTCGGGCCGGCCCCGTTATCGCCGCAGCCATCGACAGGTCTTGCGGCGAACCCTTCCGCTCGATTTCCCGCGTCGCCCCGTCCAGCGTCCGAACATTCTTCTCGCCGTCCGCCACCCGTGGAGTCGGCCATCCCGCGAACGTCGCGACGTGATTCAGGCTCACCGCTACCTTCCGGCCGTCGGGCGTCTTTCCCGTCACGCTCAAGCCCTCGAACGACTGCGATCCCTTGCTGTTGCCGACTGTTGGCGTCGGCCATCCGGCCAACCACGCCACGCGCCCGAGTAGCGAGTTCAGTGGTACGTTCGCGCACTCCGCGCCGTCCTTCCAGTCGCGCGTTGTCGGCGTCGGCCATCCAGTAGAGCCGATCTCTGATGTGCGGAGCGCCGACGCCCGCAGACGGGAACGGGACCGCCCCGACCCGGTATCCCACGCCTTCCAAGTCAGTTTGTACAAGGTCGATCCAAGGTTCCGCATCCTTGCTTGCAACCTGCTCTCCAAAGACGATTGCAGGGCGGCACTGGCTAATGAGGTGGAAAAATGCGGGCCAAAGGTGCCGCTCGTCATCAAACCCAGTTCCCGCGCCTGCCGAGCTGAAAGGTTGGCACGGACAGGAACCGGTCCAAACAGGTCTGTCATCACCGAATCCGGCTCGTCGAAGCGCGTAGCTCCAGACGCCGATTCCGGCGAAGAAGTGGCATTGCGTATATCCGCGCAGGTCGCTAGGTCTGACATCCTCGATGCTCCGTTCGTCTACATCGCCGGGCGCGATATGCCCGGCCGCAATGAGGTTGCGCAGCCATTGAGCGGCGTGCGGGTCGATCTCGTTGTAATAGGCGCTCACGGCACGATCTCGCACGGTGCCGCACCAATCGATGCTTTATTCATCGCGCGCGCTCCCCCGCCCACTCAAGCTGGACGTACGGATTCACCGGGCCAAGTCGCGCCAGTTCGCGCAGGCGAACGAGCCCGCTATCTCGATCGGTTTCGCCAACAGCCGTGCGGCGCTTCGGCGGCGCAGGATCAGGACCGACCGAATACAGAGCCGCGAACCATGTGAGCCCTTTGCGCTCGCCGCTGATATGCACCAGCCCGCGAGCAAGCGCATCCGCGAGCACGGTGCGCGCGGTCGTGTTCGCCAGCCCGGCCGCCTTCGCGAACTCGGGCGCGCTCATCTTGCCGACCAGAAAGCGCTCGTACTTTTCGAACGTGCGCTTCTGCGGCCCGCCCTTGCGGCGCGGTGCGTCCTTCAGTGCGTCAGGCATGACTCGACAACCTCCGTTTCGCGCGGAAAGACCGGTTGCGCCGACGGCACAATCGCGCGCTCGGCGCCGGGCTCGGCGTTGATGAACGCCTGTCCGGATTCGGTAACGAGGAAATTAAGAGAGCGCAGATCGATCGTCGCAACGAGATCGGTCAAACGCGTGCGGAAGAAGTGTTTCGAGGGGTCGAGGCGAGAGATCGCATAGTCGTCGTGGATCTCGCGCGCAGTAGCGTACATGTCCTCTACTTCGCCGAAGCAGAGCAATTCGAACGGCATGGCGGCCGCGGCTGATCGTGACAATGATCGGGCGGCCGCGGTCGGTGAGCCTGACGTCGCGCCCACAAGAAAAACGCCCGGCATCGCGATGTTACCGAGAACAAAGACGAAGCCGGATTGATTGGTATGGTGCGGTGTCGCACTGTTCGCACGCCCCTCTTGGTCAACGATAGGGTGTGCAACATCCTCGTTTCCGAAGGTGCCGTACTGCAGACTATTTGTTTTCAAGTTTTTGTCTCTTGACCGATTACAGGGAAAGCGCCGGTTCACCGGCATAGCATGCCCTTACGGTGGCTCGCTGGCGGCTGGCTATCGTAAGGCTCGGAAAGCATTGTATGACTAATGCATGAGATCGGTGCGTTTTTCTAACCACATCCGATAAATTTGCTCGGGTAATACTTACCAACTTGACAGGAAATGTTACGAGGATATTACATTTACCCTGTCATCCTTTTGGACAATGGCGCGTTATCGGTCGTTTTTGCCTGCCATTAGACAGGGACAAGTCGCGTCTCGATAATGCGCCGGTTATGAAACAAGACCACTAAAACGAAAAAAATGGAAGCGTCAAGTAAGCAATGATCGCCTCCCGCGCTTCCGTCCAAGACCAGCAGTAATGTACGCGCCAGCCCTGCTCTTCTAGCCTGCGTCCGTACTCTTTCTGTTCCGGCGTCGGCCGGTTGTCGCCATACTTCATTTCGATGCTCAAACCGTGATACCTGCCGCGCGCGACTGGCAGACGGATATCGTGCTCGCCCTTCAGCATTCCACTGGCCTTCGCCTTTCCTGCCTGCGCCTTGGACAGCTTCACGCCGTTCAGGGAGCACGACATCAGTTCGAGCTCGGGATACTTCGCCGTTACCGCCGGGTTGCGCGCCCAGGTGAAAAGCGCCGACTGCTCAAGAAACTCGCGATCGACGCGGCGCGCTTTCGGCTGGCCGGAAGGTGATAGTAGGCGTTTAGTCGGGCGTCCAATTCGGCGAATTGGAGCCGCTTTACCGGCCAATTTGGGTTTCTGTGCGGTAGCGCTCATTCGATCTCCATGAATTCGACGTCCTCGATCTCCGTATAGGCGAGCCCATACAGGCGCGCGCGCGTCGGAGCCCATTCGCCATAGCCGATGCGCCAGCGTCGAACCTTCTCTTCGTAGGTGAACAGCTTCCCTTGATCGTGCTCGGCATGGCATCGCCAGCACGCAGGGATGGTGAACTCGTCGCGCGCCTTGAGTGCGCCGCCCTTGCCGTGCGCGCCTTCGTTGGAGTGCGCCGGCACGACGGTTTCCGCGTCGACCGCGCCGCGACAGATACCGGGATAGACGAGATAGCAGGGTTGCCCGCGACAGGCGTTGAGCATCGCCTTGTTGTGACCGGGCCGCTTCTTCGGTGCCTTCTTCTTGAAGGTCGAGCGCGCGACGCTCTTTTCGGCGGCCGGCTTCTGGCGGAATGGCGTGCGCGCGAGTGGCGTCGAGCGCTTCATTGGCGTTCTGCGGAGCATTAGAGGTTCTTTGCCTCCGCGCGCCGGTTTGCTTCCATCGTGCGCCACACTTCAATCTTCGCTTCGGCTCCGACGAGAAACCAGCGCAAGCGCTCTTCCTCTTCGACGGCCGCGCGCAGCGCGACGAGCAATTCCTGATACTCAGGATGCGCGTACGCGTCGCGCTCCTGCGTGGCGGACACCTTGACGCCGGCTTCTTGCGCGGCCTGCATCAAGAGCGCCTTCTTCGTCTTGCGGAATTGCTCGAGGTAGATCCGCTCCGACTTCGCCTTCGCATAGAGCGGGGCGTATTCGGCGATCGCCTCGAGCGACTTCATCACTTGGGCGTTACCGTCCATTGCGCACCTTCGCCGCGCGCTGACGCTGCCAGTCGGATCCGCACGTCGGATCGTCGGGCGCAGCGCCGTCGGGTGCCGGGCAGAACAGCAAAGCGCCCGCGAGCGCTTCGCCGCAAAACAGGCAATGACCCGTCGGCTTCAGGGTCTTGCCGATCTCTGATCGGATCGCCGCGATCTGCGCCTGCAGCGCGGCCTCTGCGTGAGAATTGCCGCGATCGGCTTCGTCGCCGCGTTCGATCATCAGTTCTTCGCGCTCGTACGTCATTTAGCAGTCCTATTAAAATGGAATGTCATCATCCATATCGTCGAACCCGCCACCGGCCGGAGCCCGTTGCTGCTGTGCCGGCGCGCGCGACTGCTGCTGCGTGCGCGGCGCGGCCTGACGCTGCTGCTGTTGCTGGCGCTGTTGCCCGCCCTGCTGCTGGCCGCCGCCGGAATCGCCCGCGAATTCGATCTGCGCGACGCGGCCGACCAGCTTCGCGCCTTGGCCGCCCTCATTGCGGTCGTAGAACTCAATGTGGACGTCCTCGACGATCGCCATTACCCGCTGACCCTTCAGCAGATATTCGGAGAGCTTCTCCGCGCGCTCGCCCCACAGCGCGGCGTCAAGCCATTGCGTCGGGCGCTTGCCGTCCGCGTCCTTGCGGCCGTAGTTGAACGCCAGCGCCAGATTCGCGACGGGCGTGCCGTCTTGCAGATAGCGCACTTCAGCATCGCGCCCGAGTCGCGCCAGTCCAATCATTCGCATCTTCAAACTCCTAACGTATGGTGCAGTGCTGCACCTATGAAAAACCGCCCGATATGGGCGGTCAGGAAATTGGTGCAGGCGTATCGTGCCTCGCTGCTCCGTCCGCCCTACTGCACCCGCGCGGATAAGTTCCTATGTCCCGCCCATTTAGCCCTGGGCGGCCCCGGCAGAGTCGGAGAGAGGCGGGCGTTCAGTGCGCGGCGTGCTCGAACATGCCTCGCGCCGCGCGCAGTGCCGTTTCAACGTTGCGGCACTGCTCAATCATTACGGGCAGGCGATCCGCTTCTTTCTGGTCGCGCTGCAACTCTCCGAGGCGCACAAGACTTGCTGCGTTCTCAGGCGTAGACGAGTCGACGTCGAGCTTTGCGACGTGGACGAGGAATATAAGGAGGCGATACGGTCGCGGAATCGAACGACCCTTTTCGTACCGGCAACCGCCGCTTTGGGTTAACCCGACCGCCTTCCAAAAATCGGTCTGAGTCAGGCCCAAAGTGTCGCGAAGCCGCGCAGCAGCCTCCCCCGTAATATCTTTTTCTGTCAAAATGACCATGTGATAGTTAAGATGCCATTTGAATTGACAGAGGAATGGTAAGCTTTTAGAACCAGCCGCGCAAGCGAGAACGGAATCCTCTTTGGATTAGCTATCCAGACCACCACCACACTAGAAGAATTAGACAAAAACGGAACAGACAGACCTATGGCCGAGATCAACAAGCGATACTTCGAGACGTTGCTGGCAAACAATCGGATGTCCATGCGGCAACTAGCGGAGAAGATGGGGATGTCCCACTCTCAGTTATCTGTGACCTTCAGTGGGTCCAGGCGCATGCAGATGGAAGAGGCAGTCCAGCTTTCTCAAATATTTGGCGAACCACTAAACAACATCATGGAAGCTGCCGGCGTACCGGTTGGCAAAATTGCTTCCGCCAAAGGCACAGTTGTTGGTGCAGCATTGGGAGACGGGACAGTCCAGCACATAGAAGGCGACGCACCCACCGTTGCTATGGGCGATCTTCCCAATGACGCGATAGCTATTCAATGCAGAACAGCAGACTCCCCTCTAAGTTGGATGGACGGTTGGACAGTCTTTTGTCGCAAACCTGACGGGGTAGATCCAACAAGCATTGGCAGATTCTGCTTTCTCAAAATTAAGGATGGTCCCGCTGCTCTAGCCTCCATCAAAAGAGGGTACATCGACGGAACATTCAATCTTTCCGGCCCCTACTCTGCTCAGAATGTTGATGTGGAGTGGGCCTCCCCTATCTTGATGACTCGAAACTAGCCTTCCCTCGAGTGCGGGGCAGCGCACAAACTGCGGTCATATTTTCGAAAACAGAACCGTTTTTGCGAAATAGCGGTTGCAAAACAAAACCACCGGTCCTAGAATCTTATCAACGTCGCATGAGGCGACGCATTCTAGGGGATGACGATGGAATTGAACCGCGTTGTACTGAAGCCTGCGAACGAAGCCGATTGGCTTGCCATGCGGGAGCAGGATTTGACGTCGACGGAAACCGCCGCGCTGTTTGGCTGTTCGCCGTATCTCACGAAGTATGAGCTTTACCTGAAGAAAAGCGGCCGCCTCGTCGAAGAGTTTCAAGAGACGGAAAGAACAAAGTGGGGGCGCCGCTTGGAATCCGCCATTGCGCACGGCGTCGCGGAGGATCGCGCGCTCGAAGTGCAGCCGTTCAAGGATTACATGCGCATTCCCGAGTTGCGCATGGGCGCGTCTTTCGACTTCATCATCCTGCCCGGCGAAGGCACGAAGCGCGGCCTCATGGAAATCAAGAACGTCGACGGGCTCGCGTTTCGCCGCGGATGGATCGAAGGCGGGGACGATCACGACGACGAAGCGCCGCCGCACATCGAGTTTCAGGTTCAGCACCAGATGGAAGTGGCAGACATCGATTGGTGCCTGATTGTCGCACTCGTCGGCGGAAACACGCCGAAGGTCATCGCACGTCAGCGCGATCGCGAAGTCGGCGCGATGATCCGCGCAGAGATCGCGGCCTTCTGGAAGATGATCGACGACGGCATCGCGCCGGAGCCTGAATTCACGAAAGACGGCGACGCCCTCGCCCGCCTTTACCGCGACAACGACGGATCGACGATCGATCTGTCGGACAATGCGCGCCTGACGGAAGTGTGCCGCGCGTACAAACAAGCCAGTGTCGACGCGAAGGAAGCCGCAACGCGCAAGGATGCCGCGAAGGCTGAACTGCTGACCATCATCGAGCACGCCAAGACGATCGCGGCCGACGGCTTCAAGATCAGCGCCGGCACCAACAAGGCATCGTTCCGCTCGTACGACCGCGCCGCGAGCGAGCGCATCACGATCTCGATCACGAAGATCCCGGCGACGCACATCGAAGCTTCGGTCGCGCCGTTCCGCAACATCCGTGTCACCGAACTCGAGCCCGCTTAAACTCGCGTATCAAACTAAAGCTGGTGCCGCGCATTAGTGCGGCACCGTACCAAAGGAGAGTGCGCAATGTCGCAGCAACCCGTACAAGATGACAATCTTCCGCTCACAGAGGAACAGTGGCAACGCCAGCAACTGGCGAACATCGGTCAATACCTAAAGGTCAAGCGCGGCGAGACGCTTGCCGCCCTGCTGCCGCAGGGTGTGACGGTCGAGCGATTCGCGAGCATCGTGCTCAACGCAGTCATGAAGAATCCAGATCTGCTGACCGCAGACCGCGCGAGCCTGTATTCCGCGTGCCAACTGGCGGCCGCCGATGGCCTGATGCCCGACGGGCGCGAGGCCGTGCTGAACATTTACAACACGAAGCAGAAGGTGAAGGACGGTCGCGGTCGCGAGGTCACTGAATGGGTACCGACGGTGCAGTACATGCCGATGGTGCGCGGCCTGCTCAAGATCATGCGCAACTCTGGCGAAGTCGACAGCATCGACGCGGCCGCGGTGTACGAGCACGATCATTTCCGCTTCGTGCGGGGCGATCATCCGAACATTGAGCATCAGCCGTATATCGGCGACGAAGATCCCGGCAAGATCATTGCAGCGTACGCAATCGTGCGCCTGCGCAATGGCGAGGTTCAGCGCGAAGTGATGCCGCGCCGCGACATCGAAAAGGTGCGCGCGGCATCGAAGTCCGACGGCGCCAACAGTCCGTGGACGAAATGGTACGACCAGATGGCAATCAAGGCCGTGCTGAAGCGTATCGCGAAGTTGCTGCCGAACAGCAACGAAAAGCTTGAACTCGCCTTTCAGAACGACAACGACGCGACCGGCTTCGACTTTTCGGCCGGCCGAAATTCGAGCGAAATCGACGCAATTTCGCCCGGCCAAAATTCGGCGGAAAACGCGCCTATTTCGGCCGCCCCTGCCCTGCCGGACGATCGCGCCGGCCAGCAGAAGCGCTCGCGCTTCGCATCGATCATCGCCGCGAAGCAACAGCAGCCGGCGGCGGCCGCGCCTGCATCGACCGACGAGGACGACGACGCTTTCTATCGCCGCATGGAAAGCGAGGGAGCAACGGTATGAACGATGAACGCCGCCTGACTGAAGAGCAACTAGCCAAACGCTGGCATGTCTCGACGCGCACGCTGCAGATCTGGCGTCGCGAGCGCAAGGGGCCGGCGTTCATCGTGATCGGCAAGCGCACGGTCCTGTACCGCGAAGAGGACGTGCGCAAATACGAAAACGACCACCTTGTAAAAACGACCAATAACCCGCCCGCAAGCGAATAAGGACAAACCATGACCACCGCTACCATTGATCCGCTCGACGTCGCATCCGAAGTTGTCGAAGCACCGAAGCTCGCCGTTACCGAATACGATCCGACGCAAGCGACGCTGCTTGAACTGAAGAAGCTTTTCAAAGGCGTGATCTTCCCGGTGCAGACTGCCGACGGCATGAAGGACGCGAAGGAAGCCGCGAAGAAGCTCACGAAACTGCGTACGTCGCTCGAAACGCTGCGCAAGAAGATTAAGGAACCGGCGCTGCGCCGCTCGCAGGCGATCGACAGCGAAGCAAAGGCGCTGACGGCGGAGATCTTCGCG